CTGATACTGATAAAGCAAAAATAGGTCTTGGAAATTCTATTGGAATAGGTAATAGTTCTGCCGAAATAAGATTTCATAATAAGAATTTAGAACTTTACAATTATGATACTGGCAATATTGATACCATTATTCATAAGGGAACTGGAGCAGGAACTACAGGAAACTTTAGATGGGTTTATGGGCAAGATAATAGCAAATTATTAACTTTAACATATGATGGTAATCTTGGTATTAATGAGTCATCTCCAACACATAGACTTCATGTAAATGGAATTTCTACATTTACAGCAGCAGCACATTTTGATAGTGACGTAACAATTGATGGTACGCTCAATGCCACAATAACTCTACCAAATATTCTTTCAAATGATTTAAATTCTACCGGACTTAGTACATTTTCTGCTGTTGAGTTTACATCTAAAATTACCACAGAAAATGGGAAAATTGGCATAGGCACAACAAATCCCATTGCCACTGGATTGGACTGTTTAAATAAAGAAGCTTTGTTTCAGTCTGTTGGTGTAGGAACTACTAATAGAAGATCTTCTGTGGATTTTGGAGACGCTGGATCTCACCAATCATCTTCTGCATTTATGATTCTTCCATTAATTTCTGATAGTGAAAGATCTGGATTATCCACAGTAGCTGGGGCAGTCATATATAACACGGATCAAAATGAAATTCAATTTTATAATGGAACTGCTTGGAGATCTTTAGATAACAGCGCCGTATAAAGATGACTATTTCATCGCCCGTTAAAGTCGGACCAAATATTTCATCTGGAGATGAAATTAAATTTTCAACTTTAAGAAGGTATTTTCTTAAAATGAAACCTAGAACTACTTTTTCTGGAAGTGAAACCTTTGATGCAGAAGATGACTCAATAAGTGCATCACAGTTATTGCGTGTTGCGACACCAACTGAAGATCCAACTATTGAAGATTTATCCGAACTTGATCAAAAACTACCTTATGTACCAAGTTCGAATGAAAATAATAATATTTCTTCGTCAAATAACTGGAAAACTTCTCAATTTGTGGGTTCAGTCAAATATTATTACATTCAACAATCGACTGCCGTTTCTCCAACAAATGATGATTTAAATTTAGATATTTCTACTCAAAATTGGAATAATAATCTTCCATTCACTATTCGTAAGTGGATGTTTATTGATGGGACTGTTGGTTCAAATGATCCCGATTTAGCATCATGTAGTATAAACACACTAACTAATAACTTAACTATTTCTATTTCTGGAAATGTTTATGGTGCTGCTGGAATAGGAGAAGTAGCAGGGGCAGATCCAACTAACGGGGGAAATGCTCTAGAAATAAAAACTTTTGGTGGTAAAAATGTTTACATAGATTTAGCACCAAATAGCAAAGTCTTTGGAGGTGGTGGTGGTGGACCACAAGGTGGAAGCGGTGGAAATGGGGGGCAAGGAGGAGCAACATACTTAATCTATGGAATGGGTGGAGTAAGTTGTACTCAAATTCAAACTGGAAATGGTCCTCCAGGACTGGGAGGAGCAGGTGGAGATGGCGGCACTGGAAGAGGATATAGTAACCTTACTGGCAGCATTCAAGGTTCTGGAGGGATAGATGGAACTGTAGGCAAACAAGATAGTGTTAGTGCTGCAGCAGCTGGATGGGGAAATATTTACTCTGGAAAAGGTGGAGATGGTGGAAAAGGTGGAGATGGTGGAGATGGTGGAGAATGGGGGCAAGGTGGTCAGTTGACTGCAACAGGAGGTCTAGGAGGAAACAATGGGGATAATGGTTCGGGTGGACATAGAGCTGATGTAGGACCTTGTGCGAAATCAGGTTGTGTTTCTTGCAATAATCCTGGCACAGGAAGTGGACTTGCTGGATCTGGTGGTAATACAGCTTCGACTAAAACTACCAAAGGTGGAAAAGCAATAAAAACAACAAATATAAATTCTTATATTTTATTTGGTAATAATAACGATAATTTGATAGGAAGTCAAGGTACTTGACATAACACTCAAAACCCAGTAGACTACCTTTGTTGGGTTTGAAGGTCATATTAAGTAAATATTAAATTTGACTATATAACTCTGAACTATTGACTCAATAATGAATCGAATTAAATCTTTAGTGGCAGTTGCCTTTCTTGGGGCAACTGCTTTTTCATCAACAGCACAAGCACAAATGGTTGACAATCGTTATCTTGGTGCTGACGAGAATAATACAGCAATCTTTACAGAAGATCTTGTTAAGATTACGAGACAATCAGATTCAAATCTCGTCGAGATTAATAAGAATAAAAAAGAAATTGATTCTCTTAAGGGTGTCGAGATTAAAGATTATACCGATGAGATTAATGCGAACACAAAAGCAATCGAGAATCTGAGACAAGATGTATCTGGAGCAACCGCACTTTCTGTTGCAATGTCTTCTCTTCCTTCGACATCTGCCGATGCTCCTGTATCTTGTGGAGTAGGTGGTGGTACGCATAGTTATAAGTATGCCGTTGGTTTGGGTTGTGCCACGAATCTGAATGATAACTTTTCATTGAACTTTGGTGGTTCGATGTTAGTTGGTGAAGAAATGAAGACCGAAGGATTTGATAAGTTCGCCGGTAAAGTTGGTTTTACTTATAAGTTTGGTCCTGTTCAGAATCATGCCAAACTTGTTAAGAAGATAGAGGATCAAGAGGCAAGAATCAAGAAATTGGAAGCATTGTTGGACAGTAAGTAAACCGTCACAATGGTCGTCAGAGGCGTCTGTGTGATGCTATAATAACTTTATCAACGCAAGACGCCCTGATCCCTATGCCGACCACTCTACGCCCCCATCAAGAGCGTGCTGTGAACGCCATGTGGGACAATGCCAAAGGTCAGGTTATCATCCCGACTGGTGGTGGCAAGACTATGTGTATCTTTGAGGACATCTTGTCTTGTATGGAGATGACAACCAAGCGTCATACGTTTGTGATTGTTGCTCCTCGTATTCTTCTGGCAGAGCAACTCTGCTCTGAGTTCAAAGAGTTTACTTCCAAGAGCATCAATGTGATGCACGTTCATAGTGGTGAGACCAAGTATTTCAGCACCACCAAAGTCAATCAGATTCAACTTCATCATAACATCTGTAAGACTGCTGGTGAGCATGAGATCATCTTCACTACTTATCACTCCCTTCATAAACTTGAAGAGGCAGGTATTGAGGTAGATTGTATTTACTTTGATGAGGCACATAATAGTGTTCAGCGCAATTTCTTTGGCGCGACAGAGTATTTTTCTGTTAACGCTAAGCGTTGCTTTTTCTTCACTGCTACTCCTAAGCATTCTGCCACTATTGCAAAACCTGGCATGAACATGCCTGAGGTTTATGGTAATGTAATCTGTCAGGTTGGTGCTCCCGAACTGGTGGAGGGTGGTTACATTCTTCCTCCTAAGGTTGTTGTCAAGCAACTTCCTATGCTCAAGGGTAAGCAACTCATTCAAGAACGCGATGCAGAGAATCTTTTGGAGACTATCAAGGATAACTCTCTGGATAAGATTTTGATCTGTGCTCGCTCTACCAAGCAGATTGTTCGCCTTCTCAGTGAGTCTGAGTTTATTGGCGAACTTGCATTCATGGGTTACTCCTGGATGACTATTACTGCCAAGACTGGTGGTATTATTGACGGTAAGAAAGTCAATCGTGAGGTGTTCTTTGAGACTCTGAATGCTTGGGGTAAAGATCCTTCCAAGAAGTTTGTGGTGCTTCATCACTCTATTTTGTCAGAAGGTATCAATGTCAGTGGTCTGGAAGCAGTCCTGTTCATGCGGAACATGGACTACATCGGCATCTCCCAGTCAATCGGTCGTGTGATTCGTCTGGGAGGGTCTCAGAAGACCTTTGGACTGGTCTGTGTGCCCGTTTACGATTCTGTGGGTATCAGCACCGCTAAGAAGGTTCAGGCAGTCGTTGATGTGGTTTTTGAGAAGGGTGAACCTGCTGTCAGCGTCGTCAAGCGCTGAATCTTAAGATGGTATAAAAAATACCATCTTTTTCTTTTTTTTCTGTTATACTAAACTCATTCAAGAGGAAATCCAATGCTGATTGAAGTCACTCTCTATGTTGCTGGCAAAACTTTTAAAGAGCAAGTTCATGCTCGTAACTATGATGAGGCACGCGAAGTAGCACTGGCACGTAATCCAAATGCAACCGTAGTAAGTGTTACTGGTGTCTTTAAATGAAGTTTCAGAAACCATTCATACCAAATCCAAGTCTTTTAAATGAAGTTTTTGGAGATCCCGATGGTTATGTAACGAAAGATGGAGTATGGGCTGCTATTCCATGGGGAAATAAGTTCGTTATTATACATAATGGAAAGCAAGTCCATGTCTCCAATAATTTGAAGACGGCAAAGTCTTACATCAGTAAGAGTAGTAAGGCAACCAAGAACACAAACTCATCTCTGGAGAATTTTCTATGACAGAAAAAGAGACCAAACGCAAAGATGCCTTTTTCATTTTCTATGAAAGTGTTCTGAAACCAGATCCAGAACTTCGTGCTTATGCTCATGAAGAAAAATGTTTCCATGAGTTAATGGAGTGGCGTAATGAAGTCATTACCTATCTTGACACACGAAGAAATGAGGAATTTCAGTAATGGAAACCGCCTATTATGCGTGGTTTTTATTATTTGCTCTGATACTTTATCTCATCACCATTGACAAGAATATTGCTCAGGCATTTCTTCTTGTCAGTAAGATTGCCCAACTGTGGTTTGCCAAAACCAAATGGTGGATACTTTATAATCCACGAAATCCTATCATAAAGTATATGATATGGAGACGTTCTTACAAACTTGCACAACAAATTCAAAAATCAATTGAAAAAGATGCGAATCCAAAAGGGTGACACTGTAAAGTACATTGGTTCTTCTCCTGAAATGGTAAATTGGGGAGCAAATACCGATCCCAATGGTGTTCTTACCAAAGGAAAAGAATATACTGTGGAATATACCGAAGTCCACACATCTCACACCAAACTTAAACTTGCAGGTTACGAGGGTAAGTTTAATTCGGTTTCATTTATGAAGAGTCAAAACTTATGAATAGATTTACAAAGTATTTTAAGTGGTTTTTGCGTCCTACCATGAAACCTGTCTACCCTTCCAACGTTGATAAGATCCAAAAATTGAAGAAAAAGATCAAAGCACTTGAATATCGTGTGGAAGGTCTTGAAAATGAAATGATGATTATTATGAAAGAATATCGTCATCTTATCAATACTCTTGAAATGCGAATAGATACTTTAAATGAGGGTTGTGAAAAATGTACGAAGAACTGAATGACTTTGAAGAAGCACTCAAACACTTTGGCACCAGAGTAGAGTTTGCGATTGCCATGGAAATGAGTCGAAGGATTACACCAGAAGAGGCATATCAATCCATCAAAGAAGAACTTAAATCACTCAAAAAAGTCCGTAAGCAACATAAAAATGATGGATGATAGTCTCAAAATACATCAGAATAAAGATGGTTCTTTTAGTTTAGAATGGGATAAAGAAGATCCTAACTGGGGATGGTTAAATGGATTGACAAGTAAGCAACTTCAGGTTATCATAGAACAAGCAATCAAAGACTATGAATGCGACAAGTGAGCAATCCTACTACAACGAACGCAGGGATCTTCTTGCTGATGTTATCACCGAATACATGACGGACAAGTCTATTACTGCTCATGATATTCATCGTGATATTATGGGAGAACTGAATGGATGGGTTACAATGAGCAGTCCATTCATGGAAAAAGCACAATTGGTCAAAAAACTCATGAAAGGAGACAAAAAATGAAACCTGATGAAAAAGATTACAAGAGTTATTCTCTTCGCAATTTGAATGAATGGATCCATGATGCTCTGGATTCTGATGCAACTACGGATGAAATCTATAATACGATTGTATCTGCAATCAAGGAGAGAAATCAGTATCATAGTGCATGTCTGAATGCTGGTGAGGCACTTCTTCGTAAATTTCATGTCGTAACTCCTCCTCATAAGTATGAAAGTATGGATCCTGCATTTCAAAAGTTTTGGGAAGATAAAGATATTACAGGAGGAGATTGTTGATGGCATTATCCAAACAAACAGAAGAATCACTACGAGATGCAGAATCTTGTTTGCGTAATGCTCTTGTTTCTGCCGCACGAAACGAGAAACCATATATCTCAAAGCATATCTCTGATATGATTGTAACAATCGAAAGTATTATCAATATTGATAGTATGTTTGACTATATGGAAGAGCGAATGGGTGATCAGCACAAATAAATACTCTTATTAGGACATTTTAAGTAAAAATGGATAACATCGACCAACACATTCAACATGATGAAGAACTTTTGAGTGATCCAACCATTTCTCCACAAAGCAGAAGACACACAGAAGAAGAACTTGAAGCACTCAAAGTTTATAAAGAACATCATCCTGGAGAGGAACACGATCCAAACTCATTAGAGTTGTATTGTGACACTCATCCTGATGCAATGGAATGTAGAGTATATGATGATTGATTGTTAGAATTACATAACATTTTCTTTATATTTTGGTATAAATGATAACTTTTTGGTATAATAACGATACTAAATTGATTAAATAGTAATGTAATTTGTATTTAAAAACAAATATGGAAATCTTTTTAACACTTGGAGTTTTGGGTCTCGTTGCTTATGTTGCAGGAAAAATGACACCATCGACTTGAGGTGTGACAGTTGAATAAGCGGCACAAGGGGCAGCGATGCCCCTTTTTAATGCCCTATAATACAGAGGTAATCAAGGGAACACCCCATGGCAACCCGCTCACGCATTGGTCTCCAACTCTCTGATGGCAGCATTGTGTCTGTCTATTGTCATTATAATGGTTATCCTGCCTACAATGGTCGCATTCTTCGCACTCATTATGATACCATTGAGAAAGTTCGTGAACTGATTGATGGTGGTGATATGTCTTGTGCTCGGACTGATGCAGGTTGGAACAATGAAACCCTGCCCGAAGTTGGTCCCCTGTATTACTCCGCTCGCGGCGAAGATTGCCCTCCTCGTCATGACGAAACCATGACTGAGTTCTTTAAGAATGGTGAAGAATTTGGTTATATCTTCCAAAATGGTGAGTGGTTCTGTTATGATACTAAAACCTGGAGCGATACCTTTGCCCAGGTTATCGAAATCCCTACTGGAGCACTGGTATGATTGATCTCAACACTCTGACTCACGACGAAAAAGAAGCACTTGCAGAAGATTGTGAAGATTATCTGCTGCATCGTCACATTCCATTATTCTCTCATTCTTATGACAACATAATCATTCAGGCAATCCGCGAAGGTTATCAAATGTCTAAGTTTGATCGACCTGTTCGCAAACCACTTTATTGAGTGGCAAAGGGGGCACTGAAACGCCCCCATATGCCCCTATAATACGTTCATACACAAAGGGACCTCCACCCATGACCATCGACTTTGCTGCCCAGTGTGCCGACGCCAACGCCTTTGCTGACTTCTGTGCCCAGCAGGATGCCCGCAACACCATTCAACTGAATGTTCATAAGTGGACTCTGATGCTGTGTGATGCTCTGGTTGACAACTTCAAGCAGTCTCATCCTAACTCTGATCCTTACAAATTCTATATTGAGAGTGGTCGTAAGTATCACAAAATCATTATGGAGACTGGTGCTGGTTCTCGCTCTGTCCATGCTTTTGTTGATAAGAAGACTGGTGAAGTCTACAAACCTGCATCGTTCAAAGCACCTGCCAAGGGTGTTCGTTATGATCTGCGAATCATTGAGCAACGTGAGTGGTTGCTGGAGAATGCTGATTGGGCAGGTGAGTATCTCTACCTGACCTTTAAAAAGGGTTGATTAAGATGAAAGTTACAGAACACTATGGAAATACTCCCCCTGATCTTCAGGGGGATGAGATTGATGCTTTGTTAGAGTTAGTCAAGGATCAAATCATGAATGATGAAGAAAAGTCAGTTCGATTGTTTTATGCCAAAATCTATGGTAAACTGCTTGGTATGAAAACTGCTCTTAATACATGAGAGACAAAATTGTTTTCATTCTTCCGTTTATTCAGGTAATCATTGCGATGGTAACATTGTATAGATTGCCAGAACCACCTCCCCAATACTACTGTAAAATTGCAGAGGACACTTATGGGCAACAGTATAACTTCTTCATTTGTAATCCAAAATTATGACCAAACAAATCTATTTTTATTCTGACACCGATAGGTATGAAGACCAAATTGCCTTAGGAAAGACTCCTAAACTCAAGATTGGTGACACAGAATTAAAAGTAGTTGATGAGCGTATTAAACAGCAGGACACTACTGCATGTGCTTTACCTTTAGATAAGAAGGGTAGTTACTATACATCATTTGGTGATCGGGAGTTTCATGAATATCTTGAAATTCTGGGTTATGAAAGGAGTCGCAAAGAACGTGAATGGTTCTATATTACCGTAGAAGATGCGGAGAAGGAACTATTTAATTACAAGAATGGAGTTGTAAAGGTCAATAAGTATTTTGATCCTCGCCCTCATCAGGCATGGGTCAATAGTGTTATTCTTAGTCGTTTTGATGGCACTCGTACTGTTACTCAACCTCTAAACCTTGCTCCACGTTTTGGCAAGACTCTTCAGGCACTTTCTTTGTTCAAAGATTCTGGTCTTGAAGTCATGATAGTTGCCGCACATTGGTTGGCAGCAAATAATTCTTTTGTATCCGCAGTTAACGAACGTTTTGATATTACTGCTGATATTGCAGTCATTAAACCCAAATACGAAGAATTTAAGAAAGCAATTTCTCAAGGCAAGCGTGTACTAATCGATTTATCCTTGCATACTGATGCAGAGAAGATTGATCCTGTGCTGATTTCTGCGTTATCAGTCTATAAAAAACTCATTATCATTGATGAGGCAGACTTTGGAGCATGGACTTCATCCAGCAGAGAGACTGCATCACAGTTTATTAACTCTGGTATCAACCTTGTTTGTGTTGCTACTGGCACCAATATTGAAAAAGCACTGATTGGATCTCATGAAGTTGAGGTGCCTATTACAGTTTCTTATTTGGATCTATTGGAGGCAAAACGGTGTAAGGGTCCATTGTTTGAACCCGGAGGATTTTGCTGTGATGATCCTCAGAGTTGGGCATCTAAACTTGACAATCTTGTAGAGGTTGATTGTCTTACTTTGGATGCTAATCAGACTTTTATTGATTTGCATAATAACTTGAGTAAAGAAGATCGACCTAACATGGTTAAGTTCTTTTCCAAGCGTAATGGTCATCTTCAGCGAGAGTTTATCAAGCGGGAACTCTGTGATGAAGATACAAATCAAGACGTATTTGGTTTGTATGAATCAGAGTATGGTTCTATTGAAAAACCCGCTGTTATGCTGTTTATTCCAACAACCAAGGCAGATGTAGATAATTTTATCAACTTGGGTAAGAGTATTGCTCCGTGGTGTAACTGGGTTGCTCTACACAGTGATGAATACAGTAATCGCTCTGCAGAAGATTTGATCAAGAAGTTGATAAACAATAGTGATAAAGAACGTACAATTATTGTATCCTGCTCTATGGGTGCTCGTTCTTTCTCCATTCCAAACATCATCTCCGTCATTAACTGCTCTGATGGTGGTTCGATGTCTTCTGCCATTCAAAAGTCATCACGCTGCTTTACTCCTGGTTGTGGAAAGAAAGTAGGTCTGATTATTAATTGGTCATTCAATACTGAACGATCTTCTAACTTTGAAACTGATCTTATTTCTTCTAGTCTGAAGAAGCATTCTTCAGATGTTGATTATGCCATTCGTCGTGTCTTTGGATTGGTAAACTTCTATCGCAAGGATGAGTATGGTTATCTCTCAAGGCGTTCTATTTCTGATTTCTCGGAGTATGTAATGTCTGATGAGAATCTTCAGAACATGGCAAGTTCAATTCTTGACTGGGATAAAATGTTTGCCAATATTGATCTTGATAATCTCCTAAAAGGAGTCAAGACAGGTGGTTTCAGCGAGACTAAAAAAGAATGGGAACCAATTCTTGAGTCGGCAAAAAGTTATATTTCAACAGAATCTTCTTCCGAAAAAAGTTCTGATCCCAATGAGGCAAAAATCAAGAAATTCAAGGAAAAGATTCTTTCGATTATCAAGACTGCCGGAAATGTTTACTATCTTGCTCCTGGTTCAAATAACTTCAAGGATGCTATGATGGTGATTTCATCTGATGCCGACAAAGTAAAAGATTATCTCAGTTTGGTTGGTATTCATCCTGAACTGATTCTTGAACATTTTTATGATTATCTTCCTGAGGTTTTTATGAATTTGATTCTAACCAAGAGTGCATCATCCGAAGGGCAATACAAATATTTTGGATTTGGTAGTTGTGATCACCCAACAGATTTATTTGATTTCAATTTGATTGATTCGATTTGATTATGAAAAGTTTTGCATATCTTGTAAAAGAACCTGGAAATGGAGCAATGTCTGACATTGAAAACTTATCCAAACGAGGAGAAGTAACAGTCATTGCAACTCTTCCTGGATATATTGATTTTTTTCGTAAAAAGGGTTATAATACTATGAGTTTTGATAAGTGGGATAATTGTTCAATGGACTTTACTGCAACCATTGGTAATCCTCCCTATACTGATCCATCAACTATTCTTGGACCTTCTTCCGGTGGAGGATCCAAGGATTTAGATTGTATTTTTTATGCAAGAGCAATGGAGCGAAGTAGTTATGTTTCCATGATTATTCGTTCTAAATTTTTTGCAAAGAAAGGTTCTGCATTTAGAAAGAAGTTATTTGGAGGATCTGAGGGAGGATTAATATCTCTTCAAGCTTTGCCAGAGAGTACCTTTCCCACCATTTCTTTGACTGAAACTTGTATTCCAACATGGAAGAGAGGTTATAGGGGACCAACAAAGATTACCTTTATGGATGGTACTGTCAAGGAGATGTATTTGAATGAAGAGACTTGTATCAAGTTGACGAATCCTGATTATGTTGTTGAAGTATCCAATAACATGGCATATCGTCATCAAACAGGGGATGTTTTTCTACATGAATTAAAACCCGGAAATTGTCCTATGGTTCAGACTATGGGAGGATTTAGGGGGAATGGTCCTATTATAACAATGGTTGATGAATCTCAGCATTTCAGTTGCGTAAATCAACATGGAGTCATTATGAATAGTAAGTACGGAGGTACGGAGAAATCTTTTGGAGCAATTTACGTCAAGCAATATGAACATTCGATTAGTAGTTCGGCAGTTTGTTTGAAGACCAATTCTCTTGAAGAAAGCGAACGTTTGAGAGATTATCTTTTGTCCGAAGAAGTTAAAAATCTTGTTCGAATGAATAAGATTTCAAATGTCAATAGTAAGGAACTATTCAAAACCATCCCGGATATGCCAAATGAGTAGAAACAAACATAATCAGAATGTTGGATCTAAGATTGAGAGATCTGATGAAAGAATCAATTCTACGGGAGAAGTATTTACTCCAATGGAAATTTGTATTCAAATGGTTCAATCCATACCAGAAGAGAGTCTAAAAGATCCCAAATCCAAATTTTTGGACGATTCTGCGGGAAGCGGCAACTTTCTGATCGCTCTCCGCGACGAACTGGTCAAATATCATGATCTTGATCATGTTTTGAATTACATGCTCTATGCAGTTGAACTTATGGAGGATAATCATTCAGAATTTTGTGAAAGACTGGGAGTAAGTACGGAACATCCGCATTATGTTTGCGCAAATTCTTTGAAATACGATTATAGTTTCGGTTCAAGGGTTGATCTGGACTCTTTTATGAAGGACGGTTGAGCAACTGTCCACTCGGCATCTGACTCTGCCCCAGTCGGCACTATAATAAGCACATAAGCAACCAACCCCAAATGCAACTTCAAACCTCTGCCACTCAGATCGACTTCTATCCCGTCGGCACCGGTAAGCGTTTCGTAAAGCGTGTCATCTGGCACAAGGGTGAAGAGACTGAGATGACATCTTTCACCACTCGTGTGAAGTCTGATGCAATGTATGACATCAATCAGTATCTTGCAAATGGTGCCACTGTAACCGACTTCAACCTGGAAGCATACCAGGGTTCTGACTACTCTCCTGTCTACTGCTGATGCCAGTTCAGGGAGTGGCACATTCCCACTCCCAAATCGGATCCATTCATTCTATAATAACTTCAGTTCAGACAAAGCAAATGACCGATCTTGAATTTTCTGGTGTTTATTTGACTGTTGAGGAGCACGGTTGTGTTTATACTGTTTGTACAGAAGGTGAGTTGTTCTGCGCTCCAATTCATCATGACAATACCATCAATCTGGAAGAGTTTGACTTTGTTGACTTTATGGCACTGATGGGAGATGAAGTTGATATGAAGGAACAGTTGGATGAGATTCAATTGACATTGTGTAAGATGATGCAAGCAGCAGGATTGTTTTATACAACTGTGCCTGTATGATCTCTCTACCAAACCCAACCAAAATGATTACTACCATGGAAACGTTTAAGGTGATTCTTTCACTTCAGTCCAATCCTGATAAGTTTACTTTCACTACTATTGAGGAGTGTATTGATATGGATGATTGTATTCAACATCTTCATCAAGAGTTTCCCCTACACAATATCGAATCCGTCCGCCGTATTCCCAACTGAATCATGACACTCACTCCAAACCAACTGCAGTTTTTCAAGGAGAATTATGCTTCTGTACTTGTTGATGAAATGGAAGAAGATGCCATTATTGAGTATGCAATTTTAAAGATTGCCGAAGAGATGAAAGAGATGACAGAAGAGGAAGTTTATGATAGTATTGTAGAGGTTTATGATAAAGAGACTGCAACTGATCAGTATCGCATTGCAAAACTTTATGATTCGAAGAATTGATTACTTCTTTCTCTTGTTGTTTTTTGTATTTGGAGTGAACATGGTATTCTTTGCCATTCGTTCCGAAGATTATGCGGATCGATTACAACGTGTCTGTATCACACTTCCACCAAATACTCATCTTGATTGCCCTATGACACATACATACGAATGAATACTTACGATTTCTCTGCCGGAAATGGCACTACTCTTCTGGGGTTACTTGGTATTATTAGCACTGGGATTATTCTGGTTACTGCTTTTCAACGCTTTTACAAATCACAAATCAAATGATGATTCATTTTACTGAGAAAGAATTACAAATCATTCGTGATGCAGTCGAAGCAGAAGGTTTCATTGTACCAGAAGATGAAATAAATGATTATGCTATGATTGTTGATAAGATAGATACAATGTTTGAGGAGACACATGTACGAAACAATAATGAATCTTAACTCCAATGAAATTAATATACTCTTATCTGCACTTCAAACATTAGAACTGAGTGAAGAGAATCGTATTGCCAAAGAACACGGATCAGTTCCAACTCTTTATAATAAACTTCATACTCATTTAGAAACCATCTCTTACAAGAACACTCAAAAGTATGATCATGAAGCATCTTACTGAAAAGGACAAGTTGATGTCTGCTCTTCTACAAATGGATAATGTTGTTCATTTGACAGAAGATAATGAATGGAAGAGTTATATACACAATCAACTCATATCAGTTAAATGTGAATTGGAACGACAGTACACAAATCTGACTGGTCATAAGTATGATGAGTATATGTATGACTATCATGCCCTCAATCTTGAAACCGGAGAAATGGAGTATTTTGTAGAATGAAGTATTTGTATATTATTGATTACTGGGTACCATTTCCACAATCAGAATATGGTGGAATGGTAACTCTTATTGCAGAGAATGATAATGATGCTTTTAATACTATTGTCAATGAAGAACAATTGAATAGTTATGAAGGATATACAAGTAAGATCATGGAAAAGATTCTTACTGCCCAAAAGTTTAAATTGTTAGAAGATTATCAGTCAGGTATTCTGGAGGTATTTACAACATGACAGAAGAAATTAAATTGTATCGTATTGAAGAGTTCTGTACTACTGGTTGGGAACTGATTGCAGATGATGCAGTCAAACTTACAAAGGAACAATGTGATCAACAATTGCAGGAATATTTAAATCTTGGTTATTCTCCAAAAAGAATGAGAGCAGTACTTGATAACTGATGACTTATGTACCACCGGAACAAGTTCCTCACATTGATCAAGATCAGCACTACGCGCCACAAGTAGATCATTATGTAAAGCACAAACATATGGAGGGTTGGATATACTTTGTTGATAAACATAAACAGTATCTAACTCTTGAGATTATGGTAAGAGAGAAGAGTGAAGAGAGTTTCAATGATGCAACGTTTCATCGGAATGAAAGATGTTTGGTTGTAGTGTATCCAGAGGATTGGAAAGACCTGGAATACGTTAAAAAGAGGTAAATTTGGTTAATTTTATATTTAAAAAGATATTTTAAATATGTTTTAGTGTTTTGTTTCGTTTTCCACAACCCTGTGGAAAAGTATTATAATAGTGTGGAAAACCTCTATTATCCTGTGGAAAAGTATCTTTTAATACTCATAAAGAACCTCATAAACCTCTCATAAAGCACCTCATTCTTATGCTTTATAAACCTCATTAAAACCTTCTGAAACCACCAGATCTTATGCTTTATATCTTATGAAAAGGTCCCTCCCTGATGCAAGTTTAGCGAGCGTATCATAAGACGCGCAGTTTGTCAAGTGCCGCGCCGCGAAAAATCATGAGACCTACACATTTTCTCGACGAGACTTATAAATAATGGTTATGGATCTCGACGAGACTCACACTTGACATCTCGACGAGATCATCATATACTTATAAAGTAAACACACATCTCGACGAGACTCTCATGTTCTACGACGATTACGATCTCGACTATACTCAGGCACAAGATCATACATATGATCTCGACGAGATGGGCGTACACTCATCATATAATATGCAAGATACATATGATCTCGACGAGGATTATGCACGAGATACATATGATTACAACGAGCTTGCATACAGGCATTATGCATGATAGAATACGCAAACATCGCATCTAGATACATGCTCATGCACACAAAGCGCCACGTACGCATTACTCTCGACGTTGAGTGTTATGATGACTTTCGCCCCGAAGATCTAGACTGGAATGATATTCTAGATCTCGAAGGTGATGAGCATGTTGATGTTAGCATCAAGGATTACTCAGACATCTTTTAAACTTCCAGTTCCCAGATTGGCACATGATCTTGAAGAGAGACTCATGAGATTGTGCCAATCTGGGAACTGCACACTATTTTCCCCATTTTCCCCGGTGATGGGTTATTGTTAGTTCGTGGTTGAGGAAAGGCACATTTTTCTCCCACAAATCGTTCACAATTTCTAACAATGAACTTCAGCACTTTCTCCGCACAAACTATCAACTTCGTCGATGATGTGATGGAGTTTGATTATCAACAACTCTGGATTAATTTGATGACCATTGGTGCAATCTGCGCGGTGATTATCGGAGCAGCATATCAACAACTGCGCCGTGTTAAGTTTTCCACACCTCATCAGATTGGCGACAAGTTCTACTTTGGTCTGAATCTTACCCGCAATTGTGACAACAATGATGAGCGCATGGGTGTGAGTTTTGGTGCATACTATGCGGGTGTTTATGGTAACCAACTGGTGTGGGGCAAAGTTAATGAGAATGGTGCGCTCTGATTCTTTATAGTAACCGTACCGATTCTCAATATACATCTCTTATTGAGAATCGGCGGCCGCCGCAAAGTATCACTAACTAAACGCACGGTTAGTGTTAGAAACTAGGCAGCCGCCCGACCAGTTGGGCAAGTGTCCACTATTCGCCCCAAACCCCCCGATTCTGTGCCATATTAGGTGCATGGAAAAAAACGCCTCTCAAATGTCTCTCTTCTCTCAAGGTTGGAAAGCAGAAGTTTACTTTGGCAGTGAATTGACTGCTCATCACCTTCCGACCCGTTCGGTTTATCGTTTCAAGGAAAACGACAATGTGATTCTCACTCACTCTGCAAAGTACACTGATGATGGTACTGTGGATGTGTTCGCAGTTGCTATTCGTACAGAGGTCAATCCTCGCCATTCAGTGACTGAAACTATTGAGGTTTTCGATAACTTCCTGGATGCGTATTACGCTGGTGTGAATTGTGTTAACAATCTGAACCTCGATCTCATCACTAACTGAAACCATGATGATCAAAATGACTCAAACTCAAGAAGATTTGTTCAACTCTGCTCTGGAATCTTTGCCATTGTTTGTTGAAATGTTTGATGCAGATTGGGAGATGGTTTGTGACTTTATGGAAGCACAATGTGGTGACCTTCCTGATGATGCATGGGACAAAGTTGAGGAGGTTCATGTTAACCTGAGTAGTCTCTGTTAGTAACACTAACCGTTCCGGTTCTCAATATACATCCACTATTGAGAATCGGCGGCTGCCGGTGGACGATCACCTAAGTGGCACACAAAATGGGCACAGGGTCCAAAATCGTTTATTGTATCTAAGTCCTCAGGAATTCGACAATGGAAGGTTACAACGGATGGGCAAACTGGGAAACCTGGAATGCTGCCCTTTGGATTCAAAATGATCGATTTCTCTACAACACTGCGAAAGCATGTGTGACTTTCCGCGAAGGATTAGAGACGCCTTGGGATAAGTTTGTCCGCTGTATGATGCACGGGCAAGTAGGTCGCTATCTTGAAAAAACTGGCGACGACGTTGCATGGAATGACCCTGCAATTGATGCTGATGAGATGAATGAAATGCTGTGGGAGTTGTGATAATTTAGTAACACTAACCTCTGCACATTCACACTTTAAAAAATGACTTTCTCTGAAATTTTGCTTGACACTGCTGATCAGAATGGTTGCATTTCGTATGCTGTCGCTGAGGCAGTTTCCCGCAATCATTATGTTTTGGATGACTTTGTGAAAGAGTATGGAATCCAACAGGATTGGAGCATGGGAGTGGATGCTGGTGAGTTTCTAGTTTGGTTAGGTTATTGATGTGTTAGTTTCTAACACTAACCGTTCCGGTTCTCAATATACATCCACTATTGAGAATCGGCGGCCGCGAGTGGACGATCCACCAACTGTCCACTAATCCGGCACCGGGACCCGATCCGGTGTATATTGATCAAGTCCTCAGGGATCAACCCCATGTTTCTCAATGTTATGGTCAAGTTTGACTCTGATGAGTTAAGCGAACCTCAATACATTGGACCCTTTTATGATGCCGAGGATGCGTATGATTACGCTGAAGAGATGAACTACAAACTGAGTTTATCTGGCATTCCCTCTTCTGTCGCTTGCTACTCTATCTGCATTTGATTCACATGTTTGATGAACTCTGGTCTGAGATTCAAGATGCTTCCGGTGAGATCTTCGATGTCATCGACTACAAGGAAGAATGGGAGAAAGATGATAACAAGTTCAACGTAGAAGATTACATCAACTCCAACATCGATTACTGATGGCATTCCTTTCCACCTTCGATCACACAAACACCATGACTGACACCACCATGAACTCAGAGAAACTTCAGCAACTGAAAGAGAACTATGCCAACATGATTGTTGACGGCATGGACCTGGACGATTTGTGTCAACTGGCATTTGATCTGTTGGTTAGCAACTTTGATGACATCAGTGAGCAACAACTTAAGGCAGAGATTGTGGACCTTTATGATGAGGAAATCCTGAATGATTTGATGCCTGAGTAATACTAACTGTGTCGCCCAGTTTCTAACACAAACTGGGCGGCTGCCCGACCAGTTGGGCAACTGTCCACCAAACCCCCACAAGGCACCGATCTGGTGTATATTACATAAGTCGTCGGGAGTTCAACCCAAATGTCTTTCACTGCCACTCACTCTCTGCAGGGCAATCACATCATCAAAGATGATGAAACTGGCAAGTGGTTTGTGTCTGCTGTTGAGAATCCTGCATTCCGGAGTGCAATCGAAGGTCTCTATGATTTCGTGGGAGAGATGGACGCCGACTGCGATATGGCATACGATTGGGTATGCGAACAGGCAGACATTTCTACCTTTGTTGCTGATAAGTGGGCATGGGATATGTTCTACCATGTGTGGGAACAATCCGCAGTCAATGGAGGTCACGAACAGATCGGTTGATGACAGTCGGGGGACTGTCCACCATTTCCCCCAAACCCCTCCCATCCGTTCTATAGTGACTTCAGTCACACAAACGACACCAAATGCGTAAGATCGAACAGGAAATGAACGCCGCCATTTCTAACAGCATCAACTGGCAATCTGGCAACACTGCTGTTACTTTCGACCCTGAAACTAACATTTCCACAGTGTATCTCCACGGTGGTAAGATTGCAGAAGTCGGTGACTTTGGCGTCCGCCTTTGGGACGGTGGGCATCAATCAACCACCACCAAATCGCGTCTGAATGCGATTCTCTCAGAGCACGCAATCGCAGGAGAACATGTCTTTCAGAAGAACTTCGATTGGTTCATTCGTCTCTACAATGGCACTGAGTTCTTTGTCACTGAGTTTCGTAACTCTATGAAACTGGGCACACTTTCCAACGACCTTCTGCTTGCCTGACGTTATCACTGAGGGGTGGGAAACTTCCCCTCTCTAATAACCTCAGCGGGGGTGATGCATCCCGCTCAAAACACATCACATTCCATCGCTTTATTATCAACATGATCTCCAACTTCACTTCTTCCGCTATCAACTCCATCGCTACCGAAGGTGATACCGTCACCATCGAATTCAACGGTGGTCGCCAATACGACTACAAGTCCGCTGATGTTAGCGGTTTCGTGAATGAACTGAATAACGTTATCAAGGCAGAGGAATCTGTCGGTCGTTTTGTGAACACCAGCATCCGCAATAAGGATCTGGAAACTATCAAGGTTGCTGCCTGATAGTATCAGTCAGGGGGAGACACATTCTCCCCCCAACTAACATTAACTCACTGTCCTTCATTAACATTTTTCTCATGTCCGTTGGTCTCATGATTGCACTCCTGTCTCAAGCAGAGAATGGTGAGCGACTGCTCTCCGTGTTGGATGCTATCACCACGACACCGATTGAGTTCTGAGAGACTCATGAGACTTGCCTGAGAGGGGTTGCAGGGGGCACCTGATTTGATAGGATAGGGGGACCAAACGGAAACCCGATGCGCTATCCAATCGACTGCAGCGACTCTCAGAGCGTTTGGACCCTCCGCTTGAACCCTATCACGGGAACGGCACGGGTCCGCTGGTTTAACACCCCTCTGACTGAGCACCGTCACACCCACGTCTCACGCCGCGCCATTCTGAAGATGCTTTGGTTCAGCGGCGACACCTCAAAGGGACAATGGGTGAACTGTCACGCTATCGGTCCCCGATATGTATGGTGACCCTGTAGAATTCTCTCAAGTCAAATGAACCCAAACCGACTCATGACCTCAACCCTGACCGCTTCCGACCGCAACGCTCTGGAGTTCTATCAGCAGAACGCCGCCTATGTTGCCGGGTATGGTCTGACCAATCTGGACCGCCCCGAGCGCCTGCTCTTTAAGAAGGGGCGGCAACTCATGGACGCCGCTCTTGCCGCTGCCATGGCGGTGCCCTCTAAGCGAGTGCCCTACTCTGAAGAGCAGACTGCTTTCATCGCCGACCGCTACCTTGCAACCGAAGGCGACCGCGATGCCGTCGTCTCTGCTTTCATGGCAGCATTCCCCGAGTCCGGGCATTCTGCCGATTCCATTGGGCAGAAGTTTTCCCGCTTCCGCGTCCTGGATCGTTCCTGCCCCGGCGACACTGAGTGGGAGATCGATCAGCAGGTGCTGCGGATCGCCCGCCAATATCCTGAGACCTTTGCTGCCTGATCAGCAGTCTCATTCGTTCGTTACAGCAGTCCGGGGGGGTTCGCCCCCCCGTATATTAAAATCCATGGGTCCCCAGAGTCTACAAAGTGTTACGATGTCGTCTAAGATCTCAAAGGAACACAAAATTCTCTAAGATCTCAAAGGAACACAAAATTCTCCAAGATCTCAAAGAAACACAAAATTCCACAACACAAAATCCTCTAAGATTTCAAAGGCACATAAAAAATTTTTTTGCTATATAAAAACAACAACTAGGTTTAATGGAGATGCAAAAAAATCGCGCAGAAAATTTTACGACTATAGAGATTGATCCAGTAAGTGGGGAGTATTTTTTAAAGATTCCCGAATGGATATGTGATGAAAAGGGGTGGTATGAAGGAACCGAAGTTAATATTGAAGTTGAGAATGACTGTATTATCATTACTGATATTACAGATTCTTGACAGAGTATACATAATGCAGTATGATTCGAAAGTAATTCAATTCTATTATGGCTAAAGGATTTACAGTAAAAGCAGCCGCTCCTACAGTGGCGAAACAAGAGCAAGAATGGGACTATGACAAGGCAAAAGAGATGCTTCGAGGAAAGAGTATTGTTTTTTGTCTTCCAGGGCGCGGAGTATCTTATACGTATTTGAAGAGTTTTGTACAACTTTGTTTTGATCTTGTACAGTGCGGGGCAAGCATTCAGATCTCGCAGGACTACTCCTCCATGGTCAACTTTGCAAGGTGCAAGTGTCTTGGAGCTAATGTACTGCGCGGACCGAATCAAATTCCCTGGGACGGTAAGTTAAAATATGATTATCAGTTATGGATTGATAGTGATATTGTTTTTAATACTGAGAAGTTTTATCAGTTAGTATTAATGGATAAGGACATTGCCGCTGGTTGGTATTGTACCGAAGATGGTCGCACAACATCAGTTGCTCATTGGTTGGAGGAGGATGACTTCCGTAACAATGGAGGTGTGATGAATCACGAAACCATCGAGAGCATCTCCAAGAGGCGCAAACCTTTTACTGTTGATTATACAGGATTTGGGTGGTTACTCATCAAGCACGGAGTCTTTGAGAATGAGGGTATGAAGTATCCATGGTTTGCTCCGAAGATGCAGGTATTTGAGTCTGGAGAGGTTCAAGATATGTGTGGAGAGGATGTATCCTTCTGTTTGGATGCCATTGAAGCAGGATTTGAGATTTGGTGTGATCCTCGTGTTCGTGTGGGGCACGAAAAGACTCGCGTAATCTAATGAGTGAGCGTTATGATATTCTGTACAAAGGAGACAGAATATATAAAAACCTAGGTCAACTTGAATATTTTGAGGTAATGGAGGACCTTGCGGTAGAATACTATCAGACTGGTTCTCCGGATCCTTCGGAACTTGAAACTGAAATTTACAAGGAGTAAAAAAATTATGGCAAAAACTGGTTTTATGAGAAAGGGTAATTATGTCGAAGCCAAACCTAAAAAGTCTCGTCAAGGAAAAGGGAAGCACACAAAATTGTCCGCAAGTTCTCGTAACTCGGCTAAGAAAAAGTATCGGGGACAAGGTAAAGGTTAAATAAAATGTACCTAGAAGGAAATGAAGAATGGAATCAAATTCATCCTCATGACCTTTGGGTTTATAATAAATTAATTTTAAGTCGGATTTTGGGATATAAGTGTGGTCCTGTTGGAACACAAGTCCCCAAATCCGACTTTTATATTATCCGTCCTTGTATGAATCTTCTGGGTATGGGGCGATTTGCTCGTATTGAATATATTCATGACAATACTGATAACTATCATCCAGGTGAATTTTGGTGTGAATTATTTAATGGAGAACATATAAGTATTGATTATCAATACCAGAAGCAAAAATTGGCAGTAATAGGGACTCGTAATGAAGAAGACCCTCTTTATAAGTGGAAAAAATGGCAAAAAATAGAAAGAGATATAGAATTTCCAAACATTTTAAAGAATTTGCATGGTAATTATGAATGGATTAACTGCGAATTCATAGGAAACTGTCTTATAGAGGTTCATTTTAGGCAAAATCCCGACTTTAGATTTGGAAATGATGAGGCAATTCCGGTATGGAACAATGAAATTTCAAATGATATGAAAAATTACCAATATATAAGTGATTCTGATTATTATCGCAAAGGTTTTTGGATAAAATAAATAATTTTTAGGGATAGCAACCCCTTTAAAAGTTCTGATTTTCACAAATCAGGAGCTAAAATGTCGAATTTACCAGTCGATAGAAACAAAAACTACATGAGAGAGATGTGGGGAACCACAAAATTGGTTACAGATTATGATTCGTTGTCACCAAAACAGGTCTTGCAGGAAGTTATGCACGATGATTTAAAGAAAGAGTATCAAATACCAGAAAATCGTCTTTCAAGACCTTGTGGTGGTGCAAATGGGTTTGATGATTTTGTTGAAAGATGGCACGAATAGCTATAAATAAAGAAAAATCCCTTGTCTGATGGCAATAACTCGCATATCAAGAGCGTTTAAGGACATTAGTTTGTCCTTTGAACCTCATCCTATTACGAAAGACTTGCCAATTCTGAAAAATGAAAGAGCAATTAGTCGCTCAATTCGCAATATTGTAGAAACAATCCCGAATGAAAGATTTTTTAATCCAGATTTAGGATCAGAAGTTCGTTCAAGTTTGTTCGAATTTGCCGATTTTGGAACCGGGTCTATCATTCGGGATCAAATTTTAAATGCAATATCAAATTATGAACCAAGAGTTGAAGATGTTGATGTTTCTGTGGAAGTACTTCCAGATTCAAATGAATTTGAGGTTACAATAGTTTTTAATATTATTGGACAAGAGATTCCAACACAACAGTTTACGTTCATATTAGAGGCAACAAGATAAAATGCCTTTTACAAAGTTTACAAATCTAGATTTTGATCAGATAAAGACTTCAATAAAAGATTATCTCCGTGCAAATTCTACTTTCACGGATTTTGATTTTGAGGGTTCAAACTTTTCTGTTCTGATCGATACGTTAGCATATAATACTTACATTACTGCATTTAATTCGAATTTGGTCGTCAATGAATCATTTTTAGATTCGGCAACAGTTCGAGAGAATGTAGTATCTCTTGCAAGGAATATTGGATATGTTCCTTCATCAAGAACTTCATCCGAGGCAACCGTATCATTTACGGCAACAACAAGTGGAACTGATACATTAACTATACAAGCAGGTCTAGTTTGTATAGGTAATCTTAGAGAAAGTTCTTACGTTTTTTCTGTTCCTGAAAATATTACGGCAACAGTATCCAATGGGGTTGCAACATTTAATAATGTTAAAATCAAAGAAGGAACGTTTTTAAAGAAAACTTTTACAGTTGATGGATCTCTAGATCAAAGATTTGTATTAGATAATTCATTTATAGACACCTCAACAATTGTTGTTTATGTAAAGGGTCCGAATGATAGTGGAAATGGGAATAAGTATGATTTAATTGAAAATATTTTCCAAGTTAATTCAACATCAGAAACGTTTTTAATTCAAGAAGTTCAAGACGAAAAATATGAACTTCTTTTTGGTGATGGATATTTTGGTAAAAAATTAGAAAATGATTCGGTAATTACCGTCACTTATATTGTGACAAATGGAAAAGAAGGTAATGGTGCATCATCATTTTCTTTTGCCGGAGCATTCACTGATGATAATACTGCAACAGTCAGTGCTATAACAACTATTCAGAGTTCACAAAATGGTTCTGATATTGAATCTATAGATTCTATTCGCAATTTTGCTCCTCGTTTGTATGCTTCTCAATATAGAGCAGTAACTTCTGGGGACTATGAGACAATTATTAAATCAAAAATATTTCCAAACGCAGAATCCGTATCCGTAGTTGGTGGAGAGGAATTAGATCCACCTCAATTTGGAAAGGTAATTATAAGTATTAAACCAAAAGGTGGTACTTATGTTTCAGATTTTAATAAGCAGCAAATAAAAAATAAACTTAAATTATATTCGGTTTCCGGCATTGATGCGGATATCATCGATGCAAAAATACTTTATGTCGAATTAGATTCATCAATATATTATAACTCTTCTCAGGTAGGTAGTGTCGAAGATCTAAAATCTAGAGTTATTAATTCATTGACCGCATATTCAAGATCATCGGAATTAAATTCATTTGGTGGAAGATTTAGATATAGTAAAGTCCTTAGAACCATAGATGCAACAGATGCTGCTATAACATCAAATATTACGAAAGTAAGAATTCGAAGGGATTTGAAGGTTAAAGTCAATTCTCCAACGCAATATGAAATTTGTTTTGGAAATAAATTTCATGCAAATCCTGCCGGAAAAAATATTAAATCTACCGGATTTAAAGTTTTAGGAGAAACCAGTACAGTATACTTTACTGATACTCCAAATGAAGACCTCCGAACAGGCACAATTTCTATCGTAAAGGACGTAGAAACAATCTCTAATGCAGATGGTACTATATCTTCCTCAATACCAGTTGTGGTCCAGTCAGCGGGTACTGTGAACTATGTTACGGGAGAAATACTAATAGGAGCCGTAACCATTACATCTACATCTTTAACTGGTGATATTGTGGAGATACAAGCATTCCCAGAATCAAATGATATCATTGGTTTAAACGATTTGTATTTGTCCTTCAGCATTGGCAAAAGCAATATAAATATGGTAAAAGATGTTATTGCATCTGGTGATGATATATCAGGAACAGTATTTTCAAGAACTGATTATTATAGATCAAGCTATTCAAACGGGGAATTAAAGAGGATATAACATGATCGAAGCTGGTTTTGAATCTAGAATAAAGATTCAGCAAATAGTTGACAATCAACTCCCAGAATTTATTATAGATGAAAGTCCAAAAACTGCCGAATTTTTAAAGCAGTACTATATCTCTCAAGAATATCAAGGTGGCGTTGTCGATATTATTGACAATCTTGATCAATATTTAAAACTTGATAAGTTCAAACCAGAGGTTATAGTAGATAGTTCTACAACAACACAAGCAGTTCTTGTAGATGATAGTACGATTAGTGTTAGTAGCACAAAAGGATTTCCATCAAAATATGGTCTCATAAAAATTGATGACGAGATCATTACTTACACTGGATCAACTACAACAACTTTTACTGGTTGTGTTCGTGGTTTTAGTGGAATTACCAATTATCATCAAGAATTAAATCAAGAAGACCTCATATTTTCAACATCATCTGCGTCGTCTCATGATGCAAATTCTCCTGTTCAGAATTTAAGTTCCTTATTTTTGAAGGAATTTTATAAAAAAATTAAATATTCTTTAACACCGGGACTAGAAAATTTAAATTTCACTGAAAATTTAAACGTTGGCAACTTTATTAAAGAAGCTAGAACTTTTTATGAGTCTAAAGGAACAGAAGAGTCCTTTAGAATATTGTTTAATGTTCTTTATGGAGAAACTCCAAAGGTAGTTGATCTAGAAAAGTTTTTAAATAAACCATCTTCATCTACATACATCAGAAGAGATGTAGTAGTTGCGGAAGCAATATCAGGAAATCCCTTAAATCTTGCTGGGCAAACTATTATTAAAACAACAGATTCTGGCAGTACAGCACCAGTGTCTGAAGTTGAAATAATTAATAGAAAAGGAAAAACTTACTATAAACTTTTTCTTTTTGTCGGTTTTGATGATGCATTTCCAACAACTACTGGCACATTTAATATTACAGGTAGTAGCAGAAATATAAACGATATCCTGACTACAGATACTGTCATTACGGTAGATAGCACCATTGGTTTTCCAGAGTCCGGAACACTTTATGCAGGAAATAATCAAATAACTTATACAAGTAAGTCTATAAATCAATTTTTTGGATGTTCAAACATTACAGAATATGTTCCTACTGCATCTATAGTTCGTTCTAATGAAACATATTATGGGTATGAAAATGGAGACATTACAAAAAAAGTAGAGTTAAGATTAACTGGCGTTATATCTGAGTATAATTCAGGAAAAGAAGAGTCATCAGTATCAGTTAATGAAAAATTAAAGGTAAAAAATCTTGGAGAAATAATTGAAAATCCAATAGATAATAAAACTTATAAAGAGATATTTGCAAATAGTTGGATTTATAATACAAGTTCCAGGTATGAAATCAATAGTTTTTCATCTGGAGAAACATCTCAAGTAACTTTAAGTAGTGATATTGACAAATCAAGTTTAAAGGTAGGTGATGTAGTAGATATACTTTCAAGAAATTCTCAAAATAAAGAAGAAACTGATTTAGAAATCACATCGATTGCAGGAAGAACAATTTCTTTATCAAAGTCATTTGTACTTAAAAATGGTTTTAAGTATGATATTAGAAGAAAATTAAAGTCCTCTTCATCGAGAAATGTTAATTTAGAATTTAATTCTATAGTATCTGATATTCAAAATGTTTATAATGAAAATGATGAGTTTATGTATGTTGCATCAAATTCATTACCATCATATGAAATAACTAAAAATATTTTTAGTTATAATGCATCAGGAGTTGGTGGAAAAAATACAAATACTGATCTTTATTCAACGATTACTTTTTCGTCAAAAGTTTCATTCAAAACTGGATCGGAAGTCTATTACTCTGCAACTGGAAACGTAATTTCTGGATTGTCAGAAAGATCGTATTTTGTTGAGGTTTTATCCGACAATCTTTCAATAAGATTGCACGAGTCTAGATCCACATTAGGAACTTCTGGATACAAATATTTTGGTATATTGCCCCCAGGAACTCATAATTTTGTTCTCAAATCTCAAAAAGAAAAAGTTATATCAGCTCAAAAAATATTAAGGAAGTTTCCATTATCGGTCAATATGGGCGATGGAAAATCTGATTTAATAACTCCAGGTTCTATTGGAATGTTAGTCAATGGAGTCGAAATTACAAGCTATAAGACCGATAACAAAATTTATTATGGTCCTTTAGAGTCTGTTAATGTTTTATCTGGTGGATCTGGATACGATGTTATTAATCCTCCACTTCTTTCCGTCGATTCTGGTACTGCTCTTGTCCAACCTGCAATAAGAGGGTCTGTAGAAAAAATATTAGTAGAACCACAAGATTTTGATATTGATGTCATAGTCTCGGTTGTTTTAACAGGTGGTAATGGTAAAGGTGCATCTTTTGAACCTGTTATTAGAAAAAAACGTAGGGAAATAGAGTTTAATGCAGCACAATTATCTAATGGCGGAGGTGTTGATGTTACAAACGAAACTATAACATTTACAAAACCTCATGGTTTAGTTGATGGAGAGCCAATTACTTATCTTGCTAGAACTGGAGTTTCTGCTTTAGGTATAGGAACTTTTAATGGTTCGAATGATAGTACTGGAGAAACCCTTAGCAATAATGTAACTTATTACACTAAGTTTATAAGTGATAATACTATTCAACTTTACAAATCATTAGGTGATTATAAGTCTGGTATTAATACTGTAGGATTTACTTCTACTGGTACTTTGGGTATACAAAAGTTTGGAACTCAAGTAAAAAATACATTATCAGAAATTAGAGTTATTAATGGTGGAGAGGGATATGAAAATAGAAAAATTTATGTCGATCCATCAAATATTAGTCCAAAAAATAGAAAAAATTCAATAACTTTTAAAAATCATGGATTTAATAGTGGAGAGTTAGTATCATATACATATGAAACATCTGCTGTTACTGGTCTTTCTTCGGCAAATCAATATTATGTAACTAAAATTGACGATGATACTTTTAAAGTATCTGATGCTGGAATAGGTGGAACCATAAAAACAAATTATGATAGACAAAAATATGTCCGATTAGAATCTGGAGCAAGCGGATATCAAATTTTTAATTATCCAGATATTAGTCTTCAAGTAAATTATGGAGCGGTTGGATTAGGTAGCACGCAATTTAGAGGTTCAATCAGTGCTACACCTATCGTAAGAGGAAAAATTGTTTCTGCATTAGTATATGATCAAGGATCTGATTATGGATCTACTATTTTAAATTATAATAAAAAACCAACAATTGAAATAAAAAATGGAAAAGATTCTCAATTTATTCCCATTATTTCAAATGGCGGTATAGAAAGAGTATCTATTCAAAGTAAAGGTAGAGAATATTATTCAGTACCAGACATTATTGTCAGTGGAAATGGAACCGGAGCTGAGTTAAAACCAGTATTGGTCAATAATAAAATTGATAGTATTATTGTTGTTAATAGTGGTATAGGTTATTCAACATCAAATACAATAATTCAGGCAAAATCTGCAGGTAGTGGAGCATTACTTGATGCTAATATTCGTTCATTAAATGTAAATAATAATATTTTTTATAATGACGTTACAAGTACAGATGCTGAAGCAAATGAGATTATATCTTCTTCTTACAATAAACTTCAGTATTCTATTTGCGGATATGGAGATGTCATAAAAAATGAACTCGGAGATGTGGGAACAGACGCTTCTCCAGTTCATTCTCCAATTATTGGTTGGGCTTATGACGGTAATCCAATTTATGGTGCGTTTGGATATTCCAATCCAAAAGATATTAAATCAGATACTAAACGTTTGGTTTCAGGATATTCTAAGAGTTTAAGCAATATACCAAATAGACCTTCCGAATCTTCTACTGGTGAGGTTGGATTTTTTATAGAAGATTACAAGTTTACAAATATTGGTGATTTGGATGAATATAATGGTAGATATTGTGTAACACCCGAATTTCCCAATGGAACATATGCTTACTTTGCCACGGCAGTGGAAAATGCCGAAGGAGATAATGTAGGAGTATTTCCATACTTCATAGGAGATAGATATAGATCATCTTTTGTTAGTGAAAATAAAGATTTAAGTCAATCATTTGATTTTAATAATTCGAATTTAATTCGTAATACATTTCCGTATAAACTTTCTGCCGATAATGCTGAGAACGATTTTATTATTGAATCAAACGAAATTGTTAAGCAGAATATTAATGTAGAATCTGTTTCTAAGGGATCTATTGAAAATTTTAATATTATAAACTCAGGAGACAATTATAAAGTTGGCGATACTCTTCAATTTAACGAATCTGAAACAGGGGGTAGCGGTTTAATAGCACAAGTAGGTAGAATTGGTGGAAAACAAATTGAATCAATTGAAACAACGACTTTACCATACAATGATTCAATTTTTGTTTGGAACGATAAAGATAGTGTAAAGGTAAAAGTATCTCCAAGACATTCTTTAGATAATTTAGACTATGTAACTATTTCTGGATTTTCAACTACTTTGACAGAGTTGTTAGGAACACATCAAATAGGAGTAACATCTTATACGACTGTTCTCAATAAAGAAATTCCTGCTGCAGGAGTAGTAACTGATATTTACGTTTCAAGAATACCAAATAATGTTTCTATTGGAAGTAGTATTGAAATTGGATCAGATACTTTTACGTTATTGAATATTTTTAGAAATCAAGGTGTTTTAAGAGTTGATAGAGGGTCTGTCGGATCTGCTCATAGTGCATCTACAACAGTTAATTTTATTCCAGATTCATTTACAATTAGTAAGTCATTACAATATTTTGATTCAAAAGAAAACGACTTAGTATATCTCAACCCTAATCAATCTGTTGGTGTTGGAACAACAGCAGGAATTGGAGTTGCTGTAACTTACAATGTTGGCAACCAAACTAATAATATTATTTCCATACCTACTCAATCTATTTTCCTACCCGGACATCCATTTAAAACAAATCAACAAGTAACTTTAACAAAGCCTACAGGATCATCTTCTATTTCTGTAGCAAATACTTCTGCAAGTTCTCCATTTGATTTGCCAGATGGAGATTCTCAAAATGTTTATATTATAAAAAAATCTCCTGATCATATTGGAATCGTTACTGAAGTTGGTTTAACTACAACTACTAATGGGTTATTCTTTATTAATAATGGAGATAATAACTACAAATATTCTTTAGAATCTAATTTTACTCAAATAACTGCAGATATAAAAAGAATTAGATCTCAAGTTTCTGTTTCAACCTCTCATGGTCTTACAAATGGGGACTCTATTAATCTAAGTGTTCAACCAAATCTTAATGTTGGTATTGGGACTAGCACATCTGTTGCAATAACTTTAGATGTTACACATAACTTACCCAGCATAAGAACTTATTTTAATCCAGGTGTTAGTGTTGATACTAGTAATGATGAAATAACAATATCTTCGCATGGATATAAAACTGGTGATAAAGTATATTATTCTTATACAACCGGCGGAAGTATTGTTGATACTAATATTGGATCTTACTATATTTACAAAATTGATGATAACACATTTAAACTATGCGAAACCTACTTAGATTCTACCAAAAATCCCCCAATAGTTAGTTCATTAACTAGTAGTGGTGATTCTACAAGTAATTTCCGTTTAATATCTCCCCAAATAGAAGTAATAAAAGGAAATAATTTAGTTTTTGATACTTCAGACTCTAGTTTGTCTGGATATAACTTAAAGGTTTTTTATGATAATGAATTTAAAGATGAATTTATTTCTACCGGTTCAACAGATACTTTCAATGTAATTGCATCAGGAACTCCAGGAAGTGTAGGGTCTGCTTTAACAGTTTATCATGATGAGAATATTCCTACTAAACTTTATTATAACTTAGAGAAATCTGGATATATTAGCACTGCTGATAAAGAAATAAAAAATTATAATGAAATACTATTTGTTGATAGTGTTTATTCTGGAACATATAATATTTCCGGATCTGGAACAACAACCTTTAATATTGTATTAGATAAGGAACCAGAAAAAGTTTCATATGCAAAAACAGAGTGTGATGTATTAAAGTACACTACAAATTCATCATCTGCTTCAGGAAGTGTTTCTGACATCAGAACTATATCACCAGGATTGAATTATAAAAAGATTCCCGATTTTGTTAATATTGAATCTCAGTCAGGAACAGAAGCATATGTTGTTGTCAAATCAGATACTATAGGAAAGGTAAATCAAGTAAAAATTATTAATCAGGGATTTGAATATTCTTCTGATAAAACTTTAAGACCAGAAGCGTCTATTGATAAGTTAATAACATTAGATAATTCATATACTATCAGTTCTATTAATGTAACTAATGGAGGTAAAAATTACTTATCAACTCCAGATTTAATTGTTATTGATGGAGATACTGGTAAAGTTAATGATTCTGGGTTATTGCGTGCAAATCTTTCAGGAAACTCAATAATATCAGTTTCGAATGTTGTTTCATCAAAGGGATTAACTTCAAATACTATTGTTAGAGCAATCAATAATACAAATGGTATTGGAATTAATACTTTCTATGCATCATCTTCTGGTATTGTAACTTGTATTCTTACGACTCCAGCTACTGGTTTTGGTGAAGAACCATTCTCTACCGGAGACAAAATATTTGTAGAAGGTCTTGAAAAGAGCAGTTCTGATGGTGATGGATTTAATTCCTCAGATTATGGATATAATTTCTTTACAGTTTCTTCCTATACTAATAGCGGAGTTGGAGTAAATGCAGAACTTGAGTTTGATATTTCAGGTTTAACAACAAATCCAGGTATAGGGCAAACCGTACAAAATGTATATGCTTCGATAGTAAACTTTAATAATTATCCCAAGTTCAATGTTTCCTTAGACTATGCTCAATTTATTATTGGCGAATCTTTAGAAGTTAAAACTAATGTTGGGTTTGTTGAAGTGGATTTGAGAGTTTCCGAATCTAATAAAAACTCCATCAAAGTCAGTGGAGATTACAAAATTAAGAAAGATGATATTATAAGAGGAAGAGAATCTTATACTACAGCAACAATTAATACCATTAAAGAGTCTGTTGGTAGATTTGAAGTTGATTATTTTACCAGACAAGATATTGGATGGTCTGATGATATTGGAAAATTAAATCAAGATACTCAAGTCATTCCAAATAATGATTACTATCAAAATCTATCCTATACTGTAAAGAGTAGACAAAAATGGGAAGATATTGTAAGTCCAGTAAATAAACTTCTCCATACTAGTGGTCTTAAGAATTTTGCGGATACTGAGATAATTAAAAACGTTGAGAGTGGAATAACAACCTCCGTAAGTGCTTCAATAACATTAGTTGATTTGATAAATCAAAATAGAGTAGATACTATCAATAATTTTGATTTTGTTTATGATGTAGACACCATTACTGGTGGATCTAGATATTTAAAATTTAAAAATAAGAGACTATCCGATTACATATATTGCAAAACAAATAGAGTTTTACAAATTGATGATATAAGTAACTTATTTGCAAATAGTGAACAGTCACAGGAATTATCTTCAGCGGTTGATGACTTACAAACATCAAGAAAGTATAATAGATATTTAATTCAAATTACTAGTGATGATTACTCTGAAGTTCAATTTGATGAAATTATTGTCCTAAATGATGATGATGGAAATACATTTACCTTTGAAAAAGGTTCTATATCTAATGTTGGATTAACAACATCGGATCACACTAAAATAGGTGATATTTCTATTGAAGATAAGAATGACATAAAAGTTTTAAAATTTAGTCCAAATAATCCTTACAGCACTGATTATAATATTAAATATTTGAATTCATATTTTACAAGTTTTTCTTCTGGTATCGGAACAGAGTCATTTGGATTTATTGATTTAACATCTTCGGCAAAGATTGTTGGATCTGGAAATACCTCCACATTAATTGGAATTTCAACTTCTAAAATTGAATCAATACATTCACAAATTCATATTATTGATAACACAAACAATAATATGAATTATGTTGAATTGTTTGTTGATCATGATGGTACAAATACTAATATTTCCGAACTTTATTTTGATACTAATGAAGATGAATTAAGTTCCAACTTTATTGGTTCTTTTGGAGCTTCAATAAGTGGTGGAATTTTAAGTATTGAATATACAAATACAACTGACAACTCAATCATAGTTAGATCTAGAAATGTTGGATTCGGAACTACGGCATCTGGAATTGGTACATATAGATTCAAATCTACTGGTCAACCAGATGAGTCTGAAAAAACAGTTATCTATGATGCATTATATTCAAATATTTCCGCTGCCTCTACAATTAAATCATTTGATGTAAATACATTTACCTCCCTCAAATCAACCGTAAAGGTTGGTGTTGGAACTACAAGTGCATTACACCAAGTGATGTTAATTTCGGATAGAACCAATGTTGTTACTATCCAACACCCATTTTTATCAATAGGAAGCACAAGCGGAATAGGGACATTCGGTGGAGATATAACTGGATCAGTAGTATCTCTAAAGTTTTATCCAGATCCAGAATTTTCTGGAAATCTTGAAATTTTAACATATAACGAACTATTTTATTCAGAAATAGATCAGATAAATGTTCCAAACACATTACAATACAATAATAATGCAGAGTCTGTCAATGTAAATCAATACCTTTCGGGTTTGGATAGAACTATTTTTGATTTAAATTATCAAAATACTCCAATCTTTACAAAATCCTTTGATCCAAACAATGCTTCTCAATTGAATTTGTCTACAGGAGAGTTTAATATACCGAATCATTTCTTCCAAACAAATGAAGAATTGATTTATAGACCAAAATCAACTTTTGTTGGTGTAGGTTCAACACCTATGCAGTATGAATCTGCAACTGGAATAGGGTCATTGCCATCAAGAGTATTTGCTATTAAATCCAACAATAATACATTTAGCATCTCAACAGAAAGAGCAGGAACAGCGGTTACTTTTGTTTCTCCTGGTGAGGGCAATGCTCATGAGTTTGAAATGGTAAAGAAAAATGAAAAAGTAATTATTTCTATTGACAATGTTGTTCAACCTCCATTATCATATTCATTGTTACAATACAATGTAGATAATAATGGTAATAATATTGGATTTACTACCAATATTATTCCTCTGAGTGGAATTTCATCAATTGTTCCTAATGACGTTTTAAAAATTGGTGATGAGTACATGAAAGTATCTAATGTTGGTTTTGGAACCTCAATCTCAGGACCAATATCATTTGGAGGAACTTTCCCACTTGTTCAAGTTGAGAGAGAGTTTGTTGGTACTTCTGCCTCAACATATTCTGACGCAACAACGGTTTCTCTGTATAGAGGTGCGTTTAATATTGCAGGAAACAAAATTCACTTTACAGCACCTCCTACTGGAGTTTTGGAAAATAGATCTGAAGAAGATGATAATAATCTTCCAGATGCAAGATCTTCTTTTGGAGGCAGAGTCTTCTTAAAACAAGATTATACTACAAATAAAATTTATGACAATATTTCAGAAAACTTTACTGGAATTGGACAAACATATCAACTGACAGTTGGTGGAATTAATACAACTGGATTGGGTTCTACGGGAGGAAGTGGAATTGTATTAATTAATGGTATTTTCCAATCTCCAACAACAGAAAATAATCCATCAAATAATTTCTTAATAGAAGAAGATACCGTTGCCGGTATTAGTTCTATTGTATTCTCAGGAATAACTTCAACAGATGGCTCTAAAATAATTTCTGAGTCTGATGTCAACCAGAATCAACTTCCTAGAGGTGGCATGATTGTCTCTCTTGGTTCTACTCCTGGTTTGGGTTATGCACCTCTTGTAGGAGCTTCTGTAACGGCTATAATTGCCGGAGGATCAATTACTTCTATTGGTATCGGTACAACTGGAAATTGGGGATCTGGATATAGAGAACCCGTTTCTATTGCAATTACAGATTCTAGTGGTGGTTCAGGAGCAGATATTAGTGTTATTGTTGGAGCAGGTGGAACACTATCATTTAATGTTTCTAATGGTGGAAGCGGATATGATGAATCTACGACAATAGTTGAATTACCTTCTCCATCTTATGAAAATTTATCAGTTATTGGAGTTTCTAGACTTGGTATTGGAACAACAACAGAAACTGGAACCGGATTGTTGTTGAATATTGAAATTGGAGCAAGTCAAACTACAGGCATTGGTTCAACATTGTTCCAGGTAAGCGAATTTAGCGTTGTTAGAAGTGGTTATGGATTTAAACCTGGAGATGTTATCACTGCTGTAGGTCTTGTGACTGATTATGGGTTGTCAGAACCACTGGAGCAATTCCAATTAACTGTCTTAGATACCTTTACAGATCAATTCTCTTCATGGGAATTTGGAACATTAGATTACATCGATTCTATAAAACAGTATCAGGATGGGATTCAAAAGAGATTCTCATTGTTCTATAATAATCAATTACTGAGTTTCGAAAAAAATACATCAAATGATGATTCCCAATTCATTGATATGGATTCCTTGTTAATAATTTTTATTAATGGAATTCTTCAACAACCAAAAGAATCATATCAGTTTGAAGGAGGAACATCATTTGTATTTACAGATGCTCCAAAACCAGAAGATGATGTTGCAATTTATTTCTATAGAGGAAGTTACTCAGACAGTTTCATCGTAGATGAAGAAGAAACTATAAAGATTGGGGATAGTGTTCAAGTATTTGATAACATTAATATTGAGGACACTAAGACTCAAGAAATTAGAACAGTTTCAGACATTGCATATTCTGATAAAATTCAGACAAATCTTTATAGGGGAGTTGGAATTGATGAAGTAAATGACAAACCACTATATTGGACTAAACAAAAAGTAGATAAAATTATTGATGGATACCCGGTTTACAAAACAAGAAATTCGATCGAACCTCAGGTGTATCCTACTGCTAAGATTATTAAGGATGTAACAACAACAGATTCCACCATATTTGTAGACAATTCCCAGTTCTTTGAATATGATACTCCAACATCATTTGATGGGTTAATCGTTTCCGGAGTATCTGATCCAGTATCAGCTGCGGTAACAGCAGTCGTTTCTGCTGCGGGAACTATTCAATCACTTTCAATAGAAAGTGGCGGAAGCGGTTATACTGGTTCTTCAGTTGTTGCTAAGATATCTGCCCCACAAAGAGTTGGTGTTGGTATTGGAACAACTGCTACTGCTACTATTACTGTCTCAAATGGTTCCCTAACTACTCCAGTAACTATTACAAATCCTGGTTTTGGATATACTCAAACAAAACCACCACAAGTTATCATTGCTCTCCCAGAAATAGTTTCTGAAGAGATAACAAATATTCAAACTGTTCAGGGAGCAGATGGAAATATTACTGGTATTGGAACAACAGTTGGAATTGGAACAGATTTGGCATTATATTTTAATATAACTACTGGCGATTTGCAAACTGGATATTACATTTATGTTTCAGATACTATTGTTGGAAATGGAGTAACCTCTATTATCGATACTGATGATGATATAGTTGGCATTGGAACAACATGTGTAGATAACATCTATCGAATTAGTGGATTGGATGCAGGAGCGGGTATTGTTACTTGCAATATACATTCTCAAACAAATGTTGTTGGAATAGCAACCACTACTGGAAACTATGTTGGAAAATTCTCTTGGGGAAGATTATCCAACTTAACTAGAGGAGCATCTCCAATATCAATAGGAGTTTCTGCATATGAAGTTTCTTCAGGATTGACAACATTCCCAACAATTCAAAGAAGAGGAGAAGGATTAAGAAACATAGGTCCTATTTCATAATATAAATATAGAAAAAACAATATTCACATGCCTGCTCTTGTAACGGATCAATTTAGAATATTAAATACCACAAGTTTTGTAGATTCTGTCAATGATTCTTCAAATTCATATTATGTTTTTGTTGGATTAACAAATCCAACATCTAGTGGGTATGGTAGAGATAGTAACTGGGATACAACAACTCCAAATCCAGTTGATAATATTGATAGATTAAATCATTATGAATCTACGATGCTTTTTGGAAAAAAAATTACGACTGCCAATATTAGAAGAGTAATACGGAGAATTAATTGGACTTCGGGACTAACTTATGAGATGTATAGGTCAGATTATAGTATTCTTAATCCATCTCCAATCTCTAACTCTTTGAGACTATATGATGCTGATTATTATGTGGTTAATTCCGATTATAGGGTTTATATTTGTATTGATAATGGATCATCTGGAATAAGCACAAATGGTACTGCATCTACAGTAGAGCCATCTTTTACTGATTTGGAACCAACCAAATTGAGTGATGGATATACTTGGAAATATTTGTATTCTATTTCTCCAAGTGATATTGTAAAGTTTGATACTACAGAATATATTACAGTTCCAAATAATTGGGATACATCAACAGATCCTCAAATCTCAGCAATTAGAACAAATGGCAATTCTGATGTAAATGAAAATCAAATTAAAAAAGTTTACATCCAAAATCAAGGAAAGGGATATTCCATAAGTGATGGCGATACAGCAAAAATAGTTGGCGATGGAACTGGTGGAGAAGTTTCTTTAAGTGTTGATAATAATAAAATTACTAATGTTACAGTAATTTCTGGTGGAAGGGGATATACTTATGGAATGATAAATTTGGGAACAGATCCAAATAATCTGCCAGAAATTAATGCAGAATTAATCCCAATTATCCCTCCGTCAAAAGGGCATGGTTTTGATATCTATGAGGAACTTGGAGCAGATAAAGTTTTAATTTATGCAAGATTTGATGACTCGACAAAAGATTTTCCAATAGATACTAAATTTGCTCAAATTGGAATTGTTAAGAATCCAACAGTTTTCGATTCAACGGGCATTAATACTACAGTTTACTCTACCAATGAGTTTTCTGCACTCTATGCTATGAAGGTTAATGTTTCTAGTGGTTCGCTGTCTCCCGGAGACAAAATACAACAAACTTCTGATGGGAAAACTGCCTTAGCATATGTTGCTTCGTATGATATTTTGGATGAACAAGGAAATACTGCAGTAATTAAATATTATCAAGATAGATCACTATTTTATAATCAATCTACCTATGGTCATATAGATTTTACTAATATTGGAACTTATTATGATACTAATGGGACTATTTTAAAGTTTAAAGGTGATTCTGGCAACATCACAAAAACTGGGGGAGGATTCAGTGGAACTATTGACACCGGATTTGGAGGAATAACTACAACTATCTCAAATAAAGTTATTAATTTGGGAGTAGTGTTTAATGGAGGTCTTGCTAATCCCGAGATAAATAGTAAGTCTGGAGATGTAATTTATATTGACAATAGAAAAACTGTTGAAAGAAACAGTAGACAAAAAGAAGACGTTAAAATTATCCTGGAATTTTAAAAAATGGCTCAAAAAACTAATTTAAATGTAAGTCCATATTATGATGACTTTTTAGAATCCGGTGTAGGTGCTAAAGATAAAAATTACTATAAAGTATTATTCAATCCAGGAAAGCCAATACAAGCTCGTGAATTAAATACTTTACAATCTATATTGCAAGACCAAGTAGAGAAATTTGGAAGTCACGTCTTTAAAGAAGGTTCGCTAGTTATTCCAGGTAGTACAACCTTTGACAATAATTTATATGCAGTTAAGTTAAACTTAACTCAATTCGGAGTTAGCATATCTACTTATTTGTCTCAACTTGTTGGGAAAACAATTGTTGGACAAAATTCTGGAGTTAGTGCATCAGTGCAACTTGCACAACTTCCAAATTCTGAAGTAGAATATCCAACCTTATACGTTAAATATCTTAATTCTGATTCAAATTATGAGTTCAATCCTTTTCAGGATAATGAACCTCTTTCGGCGTCTGAAAATATTACATATTCAACTACAACAATTAACGCTGATACAACTTTTGCGACAACTATTTCTTCTGATGCAACAAAAATTGGTTCTTCAGCGTCAATTAATGAGGGAGTTTATTTTGTTAGAGGGGCATTCGTTAGAGTTCCAAAGCAGACTATAATTTTAGATTATTATACAAATAGTCCTTCATATAGGGTCGGTTTACAAGTCAATGAAGAAATTATAACTGCTAAGGACGACTCATCTCTTTATGATAATGCAAAGGGATTTACAAATTTTGCTGCTCCTGGAGCAGATAGATTTAAGATATCTTTAGTTCTTACAAAGAAATTGTTGTCAGATACTAATGATACTGATTTCATTGAGATTTTACGAGTTAAAGATGGTGCAATCAAAAAGTTAGATATTAAATCTAACTATAACATAATTAAAGATTATTTGGCACAAAGAACATATGATGAATCTGGAGATTATACAACAACCCCATTTGAAATAAAAATAAAAAATTCTTTAAATGATAGATTAGGTAATGATGGTGTCTTCTTTGATACTGAAAAAACAGATAAAGGCAATATCCCATCGGATAATTTATTGAGTATTAAATTATCTCCAGGCAAAGCTTATGTTAGAGGATATGATATAGAAAAAACTGGTATAGAAATCATTGATGTTGAGAAGCCAAGAACCACGGAAACGGTCTCTATTTCAAATGTTCCATTTGAAATGGGTAACCTGTTAAGAGTAAACAATGTAACAGGATCTCCAAAACAAAATAATGTCGTATATCTCCAATCAGAAAGAAAGAATAGTACTGAGACCGCAGCAGGAGTTACTATTGGAGATGCTCAGGTATATACATTCAATTTAACAGATGCTGCATATCAGAATCCATCCACTAATTGGGATTTGTATCTATATGATGTACAAACATATACAGAGTTAACTTTAAATCAAAGCGTTAGTTCAACAGATGTTCCCCAGTCATCTTACATAAAAGGTAAGAGTAGTGGAGCGAGTGGATATGCAGTTTCCGCTGGGTCTGACACTGAGATTATACAAATTAAACAAACCTCAGGAACTTTTTCTGCTGGTGAGAAGATTTTAATTAATGGTTCAGAATTGGTTTCTAGAACTATTAAGACTGTCAGATCTTATCAAACTTCGGATATTAAATCTGTTCATCAATCAACTTCAATCTCTGGGTTTCAAACCGCATTCTTAGCAGATACTCAACTCGATAGAATATCGAGACCAGGTATCATTAAAATTACTACAGGAGGAACTGCAACTATTGGATCCCCTGCTTCATTCAGTGGAATTAAAACTGGGGATATTATCAGATATCAAATAGATGATAGTACTGAAACATATAATAAGGTATCTTCCATTGATCCATCACTACTTTCAATGGAATTAAGCGAGATTGCTAATGTCAGTGGTGTTTGCAGTGGAACTTATCCAGGAAGTAATTTCTCTGGTTCTTATTCTTTAGGTGTTCCAAAAATTAGAAACGAGGAAGATGGATATCTGTATGCCCAAATTGAAGATTCAAATGTATCTTCAGTAAATTTAAGTTCTTCTGTAATTTCATTTACGGCAGACTCTAATACAACTTTTACTCCTTCATCAGGAACTCTAACCGTAAATAGAGGCAACTTCACATTAGGTGTAAACTCAATAACCGCTCAGTTTGAGCAATTTGATGAAGAAAGATATTCTATTTCATATAGTGATGGAACAATTGATGATTTAACTCCAGACAAATTTAGTTTAAGTAATAATGAAGTAACTTTTACTGGTCTTGACAATAAAGAAATTTCTAATATAAAAGCAACTTTTGTAAAGAACGGTATTCAGAGTAAGGCAAAGCAGTATAATAGAAGCAAAATAGTTAATGTAGTTCTTTCTAAAAATCCACAATCTGGTTCTAGTGCTAATAGTTCAATTAATGATGGTCTGACTTACAATAATCAGGCATATGGTTTAAGAGTTCAAGATGATGAAATAAGTTTAAATTATCCAGATGTAGGAAAAGTTTTAGCAGTTCTTGAATCTTTAGATAATAATTTGCCAGTATTGGATCAAATAACATTTAGTTCTTTGGCAAATGTAGATACAAATGCAATTATCGGAGAAAATATTATTGGGAGGTCAACCAATACTGTCGCCAGAGTGGTAACAAAGACTTCTACAGATACTCTTGGTATCGTATATTTGAATAATAATAGATTTTCTACAAATGAATCTGTAATATTTGAAGATTCTAATATTAAAACAGAAATACAAACAATTGTATCTGGACAATATAGAAATATTACCGATAAATTTGCATTAAATAAAGGTCAAAATGATCAATTCTACGATTATTCTCGTCTTGTAAGAAAGAGAGGTCAAGATTCTCCATCAAGAAAACTTTCAATTATATTTGATTATTATTCGATTCCTTCTGGAGATACTGGAGATTTATTCACAGTAAATAGTTATTCGCAAGAAAGATTTTTATCAGATATTCCTAATATTGGAAGATCTGCTGTAAGAGCGTCTGACACACTCGACTTTAGACCAAGAGTATCTCCATTTACAGGAACAACAAGTTCTCCTTTCTATGGAACTCCAAATAGATTTGCTAACTCTCTGAACTTTATAGTTTCGCCAAACGAAAGTGCTTTAATTGGATATGACTTTTATTTACCAAGAATCGATAGATTGTTCTTAGATAAGACTGGAACACTCAATATTGTTAAGGGAATTCCTTCAGTAAATCCAAAACCACCAGCAAGTCTAGATGATGCAATGGAACTTGCAAGCATCAGATTACCAGCATATCTTTATGATACAAATGATGTTGAAATAACATTAGTTGATAACAAAAGATATACTATGCGTGATATTGGAAAAATCGAAGATCGTGTAGAAACTCTTGAGAGAGTTACTTCATTATCATTGTTAGAGTTAAATACAAAAACTTTACAGATCAGAGATGCTCAGGGTCTTGATAGATTCAAGAGTGGATTTTTTGTAGATGATTTTAAGAATTATGACTTGATAAATGTTGGCGTTTCTGATATAGAAATTAATTCTGAAAATAATGAGTTAACAACTCCATTGACTAGAAATAGTCTTGAAATGAAGCTTGTCACTCAAGAAAATATTTCTGATGAAAACTTAGATTATGCCAATAATTACACCTTAATTGACAATAACGTACAAAAAACAGGAGAAGCAGTTACTTTAAAATATGAAAGCGTTGACTGGATAAGTCAAAATTTTGCAACTAAAGTGGAAAATGTCAATCCTTTCCATGTCATCCTTTATACAGGAAATATCAAATTAAGTCCCGAAAGAGATAGTTGGGTTAGACCAATCAGACTTGCCGATCAAATTATTAGTCGAACTAATACATTTTTTGGAGGTTCATGGGGAGTTAGTACATTCCAGTGGGGATTTGATCGAGTAGTTGCTTCTGGAAGTGAAACTTACATGAGATCCAGAAATACAGGATTCTCTGTTGTTAATCTAAAACCATTAACAAGGTATTATCAATTTTTGGATGGAAATAGTGGAGTTGATTACATTCCCAAATTAATCGAAATCGCAACAGATTCTACTTTAGAAAACTATGGTGCATCTGGAGCATTTACTGTAGGAGAAACTGTAGTTGGTTCTTTTGATGGACAAAGATTAATAACTTTTAGAGTTGCACAATCGAATCATAAAGAAGGACCATTTAACAATCCATCTATAAAATATACTACAAATCCATATTCAACAAATGAAAATATTCCTGAAGCGTATAGTGCATCATCAAAAACTTTAAATGTTGATATTGCCGGTCTATCTGCTCAAGCACAAGGTTTATATAATGGATATCTTGTACAGGGTATGCAATTAGTTGGACAAACTAGTGGAACCGTAGCTTATGTAAAGAATCTAAGATTAATTAGTGATATAAATGGATTCTTATCCGGTTCATTCTATTTGAAAAATCCTCTTACAAGTCCACCACCATCAGTTAGAATTGAAACCGGATCCAAAGTTTATAAATTAACATCTAGTCCCACAAATGAAACTCCTCTTCCAGGAAGTAAATTAATTTCTTCTGGAGAATCCTTGTATACTTCTACAGGAATTTGGCAAGCATGGCAAAGACTTACAATAAGAACTACGAATATAAGCATTCGTGTTGATTACAGCGATCCTTTGGCACAATCATTTACCGTTGGTGGGAGTATCGAAGATGTTCAAGCACCAAATATTGCAATCAGAAGTGATGATGCATATGGAGCCTATTTAACAGCAGTTGATGTATTCTTTGGAAATAAAGATTCAGGAAATGCTACAGTCAGTCTTGAAATAAGAAAGGTTGAACTTGGGACACCAACAAACAATAGAATTGGAAATAGGGTAACTTTAAATCCTGATCAAGTATTTACATCTAGAGATGCTTCTATCCCAACAACCTTTACTTTTGATTATCCAATTCCTCTCGAACCAAATTCAGAATATGCATTAGTTCTTCTTGCACCGCAATCAGACCAATATGAAGTTTGGATTGCTGAAATGGGAGAAAAAACTATTGAAACCAGAGATCTTCCCGATTCTCAGGCAATTAAATATGGAAGACAGTTTGCTATCGGAAGTCTTTTCAAGTCCCAAAATGGATCTATATGGACTGCAAATCAATATCAAGATATGAAGTTTAAACTTCATAAAGCAAACTTCACTTCATCAAGCGGCAGCGTATTATTCCACAATCCATCTTTAGATGTAAGTAATGGATATATTCAATCTCTCAATTCAAATCCACTGACTATTGTTCCAAGAGAGGTTAAACTTGGCATTACTACTTTAACAGATGATTCTCTTATTGGTATTCTCACAGAAGGAAGAAAAATTTCAACACAATTGAGACCATATACTTATGGAACTATTGTTGGAACAGGTGCTTCCGTAGTTACTGTTGGAATTACTACAGGTGGATTTAATTATGTAACTGATAGCGACAATGAGTGCTCTACTTTTGCAATTACTGGAAACGGAAGCGGTCTTACCTTAGATGTTGAAGCAAATGCAGGAATTATTAACAGCGTAACTCCAGTAAATTATGGGAGCGGATATAATGTTGGCGATGTTGTTGGCATTGTAACTTCTGATATGTCTTCCGGTACTGGTAGAGATGCTCAAATAACAATTACTGGAATTGGAACAGGAGCAAATACTTTATTCGTATCAAATGTTCAGGGAGACTCTTTTGCTGGAGCGGCTGCAACTTTAACATACTATGATAATAGCGGAGTAGTACAAGTTGCCACAGCAACAACTGTAAATACATCAACACCTACCGGTGGAATTTATTCTGGAAATTATTTCAAAGTTGACCATTATCATCATGGAATGTATTCAGATTTAAATAAAGTAGTTATTTCGAATGTCATTAGTGACATTAAACCAACAACATTGGCAAACCGATTAACAACTAGCGAAACTTCTATACTCGTTGCTTCTGCAAGTGATTTTGAAACTTTTGAAGGTTTGGTAGTTGATGGCAACAATCCAGGATATTTGAAAATTAAAGATGAAATTATTAAGTATACATCAGTTGTTGATAATACAATTTCAGGTTTGACAAGAGGTATAGATTCAACTATTCAACTAGATTATGATTTGGGCACTAAAGTATATAAGTATGAGATTGGTGGGGTTTCGTTGAGAAGAATTAATACTGAGCATTCTATTAGTTCTAATAGCAATGATATTGATAGTTATTATGTCGTATTTGATAGATCTAACTTCGATTCAAATACAATTAATAGAAATTCGGATCAAGATAGTGCTCCTCAATCCTCTGGATCACCATTACTTTCTTTCAATAAATCATTGGTTTGTGGAGAAAGTAATGTAACCGCAACAGAAAATATACAATTCAATGCAATTAATCCCCATATCGACTTAATTAATCCAAATTCGCAAACTTCAGTAACTGCTCAAATTAGAACAGTAAGTGGAACTAGTGTTGGAGGAAATGAGACCTCATTTGTTGATCAAGGATATGAATCTGTTGAAATTGGATCAGAAAATAGATTATCTTCAACCAGAATAGTCTGTTCGGATGTAAATGAAACTACATATTTAAGTAATTTATTGAGAAATAAATCATTCACATTAAAAGTTGACTTACAATCAAATAATCCAAATTTATCTCCAATTGTTTTCTGGGATAATTCTTCTATAGAATTTATCAGTAATCGTCTAAACAAACCAATTTCAAGTTATCCAAGTGATAATAGAGTGAATTCAATTTCCAATGATCCACACTCTGCAGTATATGTCTCAAATACTGTTAGACTTGCAAATCCAGCAACATCTCTTAGAGTATATTTAAGTGCTTATCGTCATTCATCTGCTGATTTTAGAGTTCTTTATAGTTTAATTAAACCAGATTCTAGTGAAGTTTCACAATCATTTGAATTGTTCCCAGGATATGACAATCTAACTTTAGATAATGATACGGATGGATTCTTAGATGTTGTCGATCCATCAAAAAATAGCGGATTGCAAGATCGTCGTATTCCTGCTAGTTTGGAAGATGAATTTAGAGAATATGAGTATAGCATAAATGACCTTGACAGTTTTGTTGGATATACAATTAAAATTGTAATGTCCGGAACAGATCAGGCACATGCACCAAGATTTAAGGACCTCAGGAGCATAGCATTAGCATGATACCAGTAAAAGGGCATCCAAATTTATATCGGGATGAAAAATCCGGAGCCATTATAAATTGTGACAGTCAATCCTACAATCAATACATTATTTCATCAAATAATAGAGAAACTCAAAAAAGAGAAATTGAAAAAATGAAAAGTGATATTGAAGAAATTAAAACATTACTAAAGGAGTTGGTAAATGAATCCAAATGATATTGAATTGGAAACTATGGCAAAAATGTTTGCATATGAAAAAGAATCTAGAATGATTGATGAAATTGAAAATATTGAAGATTTAAAAAATATTGCAAAGTCCTATATCAAACTTTATTTGAAGCAGCAAGAGGTTTTAAAATCTTTACCAACTATTGGAAATATAAATACCTAAAGATATATTCTTTTTTAAATAATGGCAGTATATGTATCCAATATAGTAATTGAGCAAGGTTTCGATTTTGATACTTCTTTCCAATTAGAGGATACTAGAACAAATTCTTTTCTGGATCTTAATAATTATACTACCGAAGGTCAATTGAGAAAGCATCCTGGCAGCTCTACCGCAGTTTCATTTGCCACGACTGTTACTAATCCAGATACTGGTATTATTTCAATATCACTGACTGCTGCCCAAACTATTTTGATAAAACCTGGAAGATATAATTATGATATAAAAGTGGCGGCAGATGGAAAAGAATACAAAGCTATAGAAGGTTCCGCACTCGTTAGAGCAGGAGTAACAAGGTAAAATGCCTAATATAAACGATAGAATTGGATCTCAAAATGTAATTCGTGTTTTATCTAATGCTTCAGCGCCACCAACAAGATTAACTAATCTTACTGATGTAGATTCTACTATAAGAGATGATGGTGTCATTCTAGTTTGGGATCTTGGCACTGAAAAATTTATAACCACTAGTGTTATTGATAGTGCTATTTTTGGCGCAAGTAGTCTTGTTTCTTTTACTAATACTACGGATTCTTCACTTATAACAAATGGTGCTCTTGTTATAAGTGGTGGTGTTGGTATTGGCAAAAATTTAAACATAGGTGGAGGTGTTTCGATAACTGGATTATCAACGTTTGCATCTAATTTGGATATTAATGCATCGGTTGATATTCTTTCCAATCTAGACGTTGGTGGAAATATAGTAATAACAGGATTATCGACATTTGCATCTAATCTGGATATTAATGCTGCGGTCGATATTCTTACTACATTAGATGTAACAGGAAAAATAACTGGAAGTGGTCTTTTTGAATCTAAAGGAACAACCACACTAGCATCAAATGGTGGCATAACAACTACTGGTGGCGATTTATATGTTGATGATGATCTTTATGTTGGTAGAAATGTAAATGTTGTTGGAGCTTCCACATTTATTGGAAATGTAACATTTAAGGGAGGAACCATTGGTATTGGAGACTCCACTGGTGATGATATTGATATTGGTGGCGAATTTATATCCAATTTGGTTCCAAATGATGATAACACCTATGATATTGGTATCTCTACTCAAAGGTGGAGAACTGGACGTTTTTCTGGACTAGTAACAACTACAGATCTATATGTTTCTGGCATCAGTACCTTAGGAGTTACTACACTTACTGATATAACTGCACAACAACTTAATGTTTCTGGTGTCAGTACCTTAGGAGTTACTACTGCTACTGATTTAACACTACAACAACTTAATGTAAGTGGTATCAGTACTTTAGGAGTTACTACACTTACTGATATAACTGCACAACAACTTTATATATCAGGTCTTTCAACATTTAAAAATAATGTAAGTATCACAGGATTTGTAACAGTAACTGAAGGTTTATATTATGATAGTGATAATTATACAGGTCCAAATGGCATTGCATATTTTGATGATACAGGAAAACTTATAGGAGCAGCAGCAACTACAACAGGAATAACAACGAGTAATTTTATTCTTACAACAGATGCTGTAGGAATACCTACATGGACATCAGTAATTGACGGAGGATGGTATTGATGGCTCAACCAAGCACTAGACAAGGATTAATCGATTATTGTTTAAGGAGATTAGGAGCTCCTGTGTTAGAAATAAATGTTGATGATGATCAAATTGATGATTTAGTAGATGACGCCCTTCAACTTTTTCATGAGAGGCATTTTGATGGTGTAGAAAGAATGTATTTGAAATACAAAATATCTCAAGATGACCTAGATAGGGGAAAAGCATCAGGGACAACTGGAGTTGGAATAGCAACAACCATAGGAACATCAACAAGTATTCCGGGTTATGGATCCACATCATTCAATTTTTATGAAACTTCTAATTTTATTCAAATACCAGATTCTGTAATTGGTATAGAAAAAGTATTTAAATTTGATACTAGCAGCATTTCTGGAGGAATGTTTAGCATCAAATATCAATTATTTTTAAATGATTTATATTATTTTAATTCAGTTGAACTTTTGCAGTATGCAATGACTAAATCGTATTTGGAAGACATAGATTATTTACTGACAACAGATAAGCAATTAAGATTTAACAAAAGACAGAATAGATTGTATTTGGACATTGATTGGGGATCTCAATCTTTAGACAATTTTTTAGTTATTGATTGCTATAGAATTTTAAATCCCAATGATTTCACAAGAGTTTATAATGATAGTTTTGTTAAAAGATATCTTACTGCATTGATAAAGCGCCAGTGGGGACAAAATTTAATTAAATTCCGTGGTGTAAAACTTCCTGGAGGAATCGAACTTAATGGAAGAGAATTATATGATGATGCAGAAAAAGAAATCGCCTCCATTTTACAGAGAATGTCGATGGATTATGAACTTCCACCTTATGACTTTATCGGATAATCATGGCACTAAATCCATTTTTCTTACAAGGTTCTCAAAGTGAGCAATACCTTATACAAGATCTTATAAATGAACAATTAAGAATGTATGGCATAGAAGTATACTATTTGCCAAGAAAAATATTTACAACTGACAATATTATCAGAGAAATACAATCATCAAAATTTGATGATACTTTTTTGATAGAAGCATATCTGAACAATTATGAAGGATATGCTCCAGGAAGTGATATAATGACTAAATTTGGATTATCTCTAAAAAATGAGATTAGTATTACAATCTCAAGAGAACGTTATGAAGAATTTATTGCACCTTTCTTAGAAGGTATATCTTCCGGAGTCCGTGAAGGTAGAATTACTGGATTTGATTTTGCTGACTTGATTACAAGACCAAAAGAAGGAGATTTAATATATTTTCCATTAGGTGAAAGATTATTTGAAATTAAAAGAGTAGAATCGGAAAAACCATTTTATCAACTTGGTAAGAATTATGTCTATGAATTAAATTGTGAATTATATGAATATGAAAATGAACTTATCGATACTGCAATAGATGAAATTGACAACACTGTGGAGGATGAAGGTTATATTACGACTTTGGTCTTAGTAAATGGAGGAACAAATGCAACTGCAACTGCTGGTATTGGAAGTGGTTATATTAGGGAAATATTCTTAAATAATGATGGTTATGGATATACCTCGGCACCGACTGTTACATTATCACCTCCTCCTTCAGGAACTAGAGCTACGGCAGTTGCTACTGTTACTTCAGTTGCCGGTCTCAAATCTATAGATAGAATTTTATTAACTCATGCTGGATCTGGTTATGTAGAACCGCCAACAATAACCATAACAGGGGGAGGTGGAACTGGTGCAGCTGCAACTTGTTCGGTTGAACCAATAAGAAAAGGCGTTGTTTCTTTCAATATTACAAATGCTGGAGATGGATATTATACAAAACCAAACATAATAATTTCCGAGCCAACAGGATCTGGAATTACGGCAACTGCTACCGCAGAATCCATAATTTCTTCTGGTTCCATTTCTCAAATAGTCATTACAAATCCTGGTATTGGTTATACTGAAAATCCAACAGTCACGGTTGCAGGATTATCTACAACAGGAATTGGTACATTTATCTATAATGAAGTAGTAACTGGAGAAACTTCTGGTACAACAGCTAGAGTTAGAGATTATAGAACAACAGTTCCAGTTTTACCTGGAGAAGTTGCCATTACCAATTTACGAGTTGCAATAAATAGTGGTAAGTTTTCTGCTGGAGAGGTTGTTGCAGGTTCAATTTCTTCTGCAAGATATATCGTCGAGTCTTATTCAACAGACAGTTATGATGATCCATATGATGCAAATAAAGAAATAGAAGATGAAGCGGATTCTATTTTAGATTTTACAGAATCTAATCCATTCGGAGATTATTAATGTTAGGGACTTATTTTTATCACGAAATTATTAGAAAGACCATAGTTGGATTTGGTACTCTTTTTAATAACATTTACATTCGTCATGAGAAAAAAGATGGATCAACTCTTGATGAAACAAAAGTTGCTTTGTCTTATGGTCCAATGCAGAAGTTCCTTGCCAAAATAGAAGAGCAGGCACAATTAACAAAATCAATTGCTACTACTCTTCCTAGAATGTCATTTGAAATGACATCTATTCAATATGACCCTACAAGAAAGTCGAGTGTAACTCAAACATTTAAAGCTTCTGATGGAAGTAACTTGAAAAAAGTTTACATGCCAGTACCATATAATATTGGATTCGAATTGAGTATTTTTACAAAATTGAATGATGATGCTCTACAAATAGTTGAGCAGATACTTCCGTTTTTTCAACCATCATTTAATTTAACGGTTGATTTAGTTAGTTCTATAGGAGAGAAAAAAGATATTCCGATAATACTTGATAATATATCATTCCAAGATAATTATGAAGGAAATTTTTCTACAAGAAGAGCACTTATTTACACCTTAAACTTTACTGCGAAAACATATCTATTTGGACCAATTGCAGAGAGTACGGATGGTCTCATTCGTAAGGTTCAGGTTGATTATTATACTGGAACGGATACAAATACGGCAAAAAGAGAGATGAGATATACTGCCGTTCCTGATCCAATTGATGCGGAACCAGCAGATGATTTTGGATTTAGTGAAACAATAGAGATGTTGTTTGATTCTAAGGAATATAGTCCAACTCAACAAAAAGATATATGAGGTTCTGATATATGAATAGCAGTTATGATGGTCTTGATAAGGCATTGAATACTCAAAGTAGTATTATAGAAACTACCGCGAAAGAAATAGAGATTGCTAAGACTAATAGTAATGATGTGCAAAAAGATTATGAATACACTAGAGCCAACCTCTATTCGCTCATAGAGAAGGGTCAAGAGGCAATTAATGGCATTATGGAACTCGCAGGGGAAGGAGCAAGCCCAAGGGCATATGAGGTTGCTGGACAGTTAATTAAGAGTGTTGCTGATACTACTGATAAACTCATAGATCTTCAAAAGAAACTTAAAGATGTTGAAGAGGATACTGTCAAGACTACCAATAATGTAACTAATAATGCAGTGTTTGTTGGATCAACTTCTGAACTTCAAAAAATGCTTAAGCAGGGATTCCTAAATAATAAAGAGTAATTTTTCTAATGGGTTGGTCAGAAAAATATAAAAAATCAATTGATTGCAACAACCCAAAAGGTTTCAGTCAACGTGCTCACTGCCAGGGTCGCAAAAAGAAAATGAGTGAAGAAAAGAAAGATCACGAATACTCCATGGCACGGTCAGAATTAAAGACCGTGACCAATGCCGTAAAGCGTCTTCAAAAGAAGATGGGAAAGAAAGGTGAGGGGGATTTGCAAGCATGGGTTCAATCCAAAATTACCAAAGCAGCAGATTATATTGATACTGCAGCAGATTATGTGACTAATGAAGAAACAAAATCCGGAGATCAAGGTCTTCACGATTGGTTTGGTAAATCCAAGTCTTCAGATGGCAAAAAAGGATGGGTTCAACTTGGTGGCAAATGGGCAGGTAAACCTTGTGCTCGTCAACCAGGTCAAACTTCAACGCCAAAGTGTGGAAGTTCTAAAATGGCAGCAAATTTGAGTGCCGAAGAAGAGGAATCTGCAAGAAGAAGAAAAAATCGTCAAGATCCAAATCAACCAGAAAAATCTGGTGCTGCCAAACCAACTAACGTAAAAACTGAAGAAATGAACATCCAAGAAGTAAAAGATAAACCAGGTAAAGGTAGCGGCAAGAAAGATGCCTGCTATAACAAGGTCAAGTCTCGTTATTCTGTCTGGCCAAGTGCGTATGCCTCAGGTGCTCTGGTTAAGTGCCGTAAAGTTGGTGCTGCTAACTGGGGAAATAAGACAGAATCAGTGGAATTTTCTAATTGGAGAGATGATTTTAAGGCAACTGAATATGAGTTCATTGATCTTATCAAACCAGAAGAAATTGGTGAAGGTCGCACTGTCAGTGGAGTTAGAGATAGTGAAGCAATAACAAGAAACAAAAGAAGAAGAGAAGAAACTCAAAAAAAACCAAGATTAAGACGTGGAGAAATGCGTTGGAAAAATGCTCAAGGTGAATGGGTTTCTAACAAAGATCCAAAAATCACAAGTGTTTTTGAAAATTCATCAGAAATTGAGATACCTTCAGGAGATATAAAAAAACTTGTCAAAAAAGCAGTTAAAAGAATTGATTATGATGTCGATGGCGATGTAGATGCGCAGGATAAAGTTGAGAAGAAGACGGGAGAATATGGTGAACAACTTCCAACTCCATATGGAAAGTTTAGGACTGGAGACTCTAAAAAAGTAAAGGTCAAGAAAGAGCAGTTTTCTGATTGGAGATCTCAAATTGCAGAGTCTCATTGCAATTGCAAGTGTGGGAAAGATCCTTGTATGACCTGTGGTAAATCTTGCCATAAACAAGTCAAAGAAGATTGGCAGAAAGTAAATAAGTCTGATAAAACTGATGGTATGAGTCCTGCTGCAGTCAAAGCATATCGTCGTGAGAATCCAGGTTCTAAACTCAAGACTGCCGTAACTGGTGATCCAAAGCCAGGTAGTAAGGATGCGAAGCGTAGAAAGTCTTTCTGTGCTCGCTCTAAGGGGCAGCAAGACATGCATAACATTGATTGCTCTAAAACCCCCGATAAACCTGTTTGTAAAGCCCGTCGTCGCTGGAAGTGCTGATCAATGAAAAGTTTTCAACAATTTCTCTCAGAAAGCATCACCATTAATGGTGATTTCAATGGAACTCTCAATGTAGGAGGTTCTCAACCAGAACAGGCACAAGAGTCGTTCTTTGCCGATGTTGTCTGGGAAGGTAAGTTATATCGTCTTGAAGTAGAAGGTAAAATGCTTTCCAAGAATGAATTGGCAGAGCAGATTCAAGGAGAATATCCTGGAGCAATGGTTCATCAAATTTATCCAGGAAATTCTCCTTCAAAAATTAAAAACGCACAAAGATATCAACCAGAAAGATTAACTTGGAGTGACTAATGGCTCAGTGGAATAAGAACACACAGGACTTTCTAAACCAAGAAAGAACACTACATGAAGTTTACATGCGGTGTGACGAATATGGTCAAATCATTACTCCAAGTGCTTGTGGCGAATCTGCATTTGGTGAGAATATTGCAGTTCCCATCACACCAAAGATTCAGGGTGATGCTGTCTATGGATTAGATCCAAGAGAGTTTGAGACATTTACATTTAGCAATAGTGGTATTGCAACAAATGGAGATTTTAAATTTAAAGTTAGTGCAGGAACAGATGCTAATTCTTATGGTGTTATTAGAACCACAAACTTTTTGAGATATCGTCCTGGGCAGGGTGCAGTTGCAAGATTTACTGCCGCATTTTCTTCTAACCCAGTAGGATTTACTCAAAGAGTAGGTTTATTCAATCAAGAAAATGCCCTTCAAATCGGTTATGCACATACCAATGGACAGTTTGGCGTCCTTCGTGCCAGTGGAGGTAAAGCAAATATACAAGAGTTTGCCTTCACTACACTGGCAGATGGGGATGTAACAGTTACTCTCAACGGCACTAGTTTTACTGCGGTAACTTTAGGTGGTGGAAGTATTGCCGCAAACATTGCATTACTTGCAGAAGGATTGCAAGATCAGGCACTTTTTAATGCTTTATATCTCCTAGAATATGATCAGGCAAAGATTTCATTCTTAGCAACATCTCTTGGTGCTCAATCTGGTACATTTAATGCAACCAGTACTGCAGGTATAACATTTACCAATACAAAAAAACAAACTGGAGTAACACAGACAGAAAACTGGACATTCCAAGATGATTTTAACTTAGACAAACTGGATGGAACTGGATACTCTGGTGTTACTATTGATCCATCAAAACTAAATGTGTATCAAATCAACTTCCGTTGGTTGGGTGCTGGTGAGATCCGTTATGCTATTGAGAACCCCACTAATGGGGATATGATGTTCTTCCACCATGAACATTACACAAATAGAAATGAATCTCCTCATTTAGATAATCCATCTATGAAGATTGGATATGTTGCAGCAAACTTGGGAGCTCCTGCAAGTGGTGTTGTAACTTGCACTGGATCTTCATTCCTTGGTGCTATTGAAGGTTTGGTAACAAATACCAGACTTCCTTATTCTGTGACTGCAACCAGAAACAGTGGTATGAATACACCTGGAACTTTATATCATTTACTTACTCTCAAAAATAAAATTATCTATCAAGGAAAAATTAATACCAGAGATTTGATTCCACAAAGATTGACTGCTTCTGTGAATACAACTCAGGATCCAGCAATCATTTACTTGTATTTTAATGCAAAATTTACAAATTATTTGAGACTTACAACACAAACAAACTTCAATGCATCTTTGTATGCTACTCAAGATAGTGCTGGGCAGTTTTCATTAGCACCACAATCAACACCAGCAATTGCAGCATTTCATGTTTCTAATGGTGACACTATTAATGTTGATTTAACTGCTATTGGTATTGATGTTCCACCAGGAGACTGTATATCAGCAGTTATTGCATCTTCAAGTAATATCACCAATGCCAGTGTGTCGTTCATTTATGTAGAAGACTAAAAAAGGAGTTTCGTTATGAGTGAAGTTTATTTAGGTAACCCAAACCTTAAGAAAGCAAATACTGCGATTGAATTTACAGAAGAGAATGTTATTGAGTTCCTCAAATGTAAACAAGACCCGGTATATTTTGCAAGGAAGTATATAAAAATTGTTTCTCTTGATGAAGGACTTGTTCCTTTTGATATGTACCCATTTCAGGAAAAACTAATTCAAAATTTCCATGATAATAGGTTTAATATCTGTAAGATGCCACGTCAGACTGGTAAGTCTACTACTTGTGTATCATATCTTTTACACTATGCTGTTTTTAACGATAATGTTAACATCGCCATCCTAGCAAACAAGGCATCAACTGCCCGTGATCTTCTTGGAAGATTACAACTTGCTTATGAGAACTTGCCGAAGTGGATGCAGCAGGGTATTATATCATGGAACAAAGGTAGTCTGGAATTAGAAAATGGGTCCAAAATTTCGTCTAACTCTACTTCTTCATCTGCTGTCCGAGGCGGATCCTATAATGTCATCTTTCTTGACGAGTTCGCTTTCATCCCGAATCACATTGCTGATGACTTCTTTGCCTCTGTTTATCCTACTATTTCTTCTGGACAGAGCACAAAGGTAATTATCGTTTCTACTCCTCGCGGTATGAACCACTTCTACCGCATGTGGCATGATGCGGAAAGGGGTAAGAATGAATATGTACCAACGGATGTTCACTGGTCAGAAGTTCCTGGCAGAGATCAAGCTTGGAAAGAGCAAACGATTGCCAATACCTCAGAAGCACAGTTCAAAGTTGAGTTTGAATGCGAATTTTTAGGATCAACCAATACTCTTATTAATCCAACTAAACTCAAAAATCTTGTTTATGAAAATCCTATAAAAAGAAATGCAGGACTTGACATTTATGAAAATGCAAAACCAGAAAATAACTATCTCATTACTGTTGATGTTGCTCGGGGTTTGGGGAACGACTATTCTGCTTTTATCGTGTTTGATATCACACAATTCCCGTACAAAGTCGTCGCAAAATATCGGAATAATGAAATCAAACCAATGCTCTTTCCCAACATTATTCAAGAAGTTGGAAAAGCGTATAATGACGCTTGGTTACTAATAGAAGTAAATGATATTGGTGATCAGGTAGCAAATATTCTTCATTATGATTTGGAATATGACAATCTTCTTATGGCATCAATGAGAGGTCGTGCTGGTCAAATTGTTGGTACAGGATTTAGCGGTAAGAAATCTCAACTTGGTGTTCGTATGACATCCGCAGTTAAAAAGTTGGGATGTTCTAATCTCAAAACATTTTTAGAAGATGATAAGTTGCTGACTGTTGATTATGAAATTATTAGCGAATTAACAACTTTCTCTCAAAAACATAATTCGTTTGAGGCGGAAGAAGGTTGTAATGATGACCTTGCAATGTGCTTAGTTATTTTTTCTTGGTTAGTCGCACAAGACTATTTTAAGGAGATGACTGATAATGATGTCAGAAAAAGAATCTATGAGGAGCAAAAAAATCAGATAGAACAAGATATGGCTCCATTTGGATTTGTTTCCGATGGATTAAGTGATCCAGGAGGATTTACTGATAGTGAGGGAGATAGATGGTTTACTGACGAATATGGGGATAAAAGTTACATGTGGGAATATCATTAATGGATTTTGATGATCAAATTAAATTAGGACATTTATTACTCAATGAAAGAAAGTGTAGATCTTGTGGATTTACAAAAAATTTAATAGATGGTTTTTATAGAACTAAAAAAGATAGAGCATCTGCAATGTCATCATATTCGTACGAATGTAAAGAATGTACAATAAAAAGAATACAACAAACAAGAAAAAGAGTTCCATGTAGATGTGAATGGGAATATCCTGACTGGTAGTATTGTTCACGCATCGTTTCCCCATTGAAAAAAGACAAATCAATAAATATTATTAGAACAAATTTGGATTGCGAGGGTAATCAAGATGCCATTAAATTTAGCATCTCCTGGGATTGTAGTAAAGGAAGTTGATTTAACTATTGGAAGAGTTACTCCTTCTTCAGCTAGAATCGGAGCTATTGTAGCACCTTTTGCAAAGGGACCAGTAGACGTACCAATACTGGTAGAGAACGAGAATGGTTTACTTAAGAATTTTGGGCAACCATATGCCACAGATAAGCACTATGAGAACTGGTTAGTTGCTTCTTCTTATCTCTCTTATGGCGGATCACTTAGAGTTGTAAGAGCAAACGACTCCCAATTAAAAAATGCTTTTATAGGAACTGCATCAAGCGTTAAGATTGATAGTTTAGACAACTACAATTCTTTAGGGTATGATGAAAATACTTTAAGTAATGTTGTTTTTGCTGCCAGAAACCCCGGTACTTGGGCAAACGGGGCAAGAGTTGCAATTATTGACTCAAAAGCAGATCAAATTCTGACAGGAATTAATACATCTGGAGTTGTTAACTTTGTTGCTGCTATCTCTAACAGAAGTGGTACTTTAGTTGGCAGTGCTACAACAATCGGCATTTCGACCGCATCGGTAACATTGGGGCAAATTGTAAGATGTGATGTTGCTGGAGTTGTTGCTGCAGGCACTACAGTTACTTCAATTGCAGTGGGAGATGTAGTTGGTATTTCAACTGCATCACTATCTTCTGTTGATATTACTACTACGTTTGACTTCGGTTCCAACTCAGTAGTCAGCGATCCACTGGTTGTTGGATATGGAGTCACACAGGCAATATCTTCCACTCTTCCTGGTCCTGGTACAACTAGCACTCTTGATGGTCACTTAAAGGGTATTATTACTGAAATTGGCGCATCTTCTGTAGGCGTAAAAGTTCTTTCTCATGTATCCTCAGCAGGAACTGTAACGGACGTAGATTATCAACCATCCGGAGTTTATGCATTTGCTGGATCGGGAGACGTTTCAATTACTAAAAATAATGAAATAACTTCTTATGGTTCTACTTCTTACACCGCAAGACAAGATTGGTTCGATCAACAAACAGTTGGTTTAACCACCACATCAAGTGTTAATTGGAATACTCTTGCACCAAGACCTGGAACTTCTGCCTATGCAGCAGCAAGAAATTCAAGATTTGATGAAGTTCACGTTGTTGTTATTGACTCTCTTGGAACTATCAGTGGAAATGCAGGAACTATTCTTGAGAAGCATTTAAGTCTTTCGAAGGCAAAAGATGCAGAGTTCTCTGTAGGAAGTCCATCTTACTGGAGAAGTTTTCTTGCAAATAACTCAGAATATGTCTTTGGTTTAGGTTCTCCCGCAAACACTGTAGAGACAGGTTATAGTTCTAATTTTGCACTTGTCTCGAATGGTGGTTGGGATAGAGATGCAGAAGGTACTATTTTTAATGCTGCAGGTTCTTCAACTGATGACCTAACAGGAGGAACAAATTATGGAGGAAAAACTGACTTAACTAAATCTGGTGCTCTGACAGCAAGTATTGGAGAACTTTCCGATGGTTATGACTTGTTTGAGTCTACAGATAACTATAAAGCAGACTTCTTGCTTATGGGATCTGCCTCCAAGGCTAAGGTAGATACTCAGGCACTTGCAAATAAAGTTATTTCTGTCGCTGAACTGAGAAAGGATGCTGTTGCTTTTGTATCTCCAAGTAGAGATTCTATCATGAGCGACACCACAACACAAGGTGATACAACAGTTTATAGTGCATCAGATATTACTAATAAATTAATTGAATTCTATGCTTCCGTGTCTTCATCTTCTTATGCGATATTTGATAGTGGTTATAAGTACATGTATGATCGCTTCTCAAATACTTTCAGATATGTTCCGCTAAATGGAGATATTGCAGGTATTTGTGCTCGTACTGATATTAATAACTTCCCTTGGTATTCTCCAGCAGGAACATCAAGAGGTTCTATCTTAAACGCGGTAAAACTTGCGTACAATCCAACAAAAGCACAAAGAGATCGTCTGTATTCAAATAGAATCAACCCAGTTGTATTCTCTCCTGGTGCAGGTATTGTTCTCTTTGGAGATAAAACTGGACTTGCTAAGGCATCGGCATTTGACCGCATTAACGTCCGTCGCTTGTTCATCTATCTTGAGAATGCTATTTCTGCTGCTGCGAAAGATCAACTCTTTGAGTTCAACGATGAAATTACAAGAACAAACTTTGTAAATGTTGTTGAACCATTCTTACGTGATGTTCAGTCAAATAGAGGTATTCAAGATTATGTTGTTATTTGCGATGAAACAAATAACACTGCTGCGGTGATAGATAATAATGAGTTTGTGGCAGATATCTTTATCAAACCCGCAAGATCAATTAACTTCATTGGTCTGACCTTTGTTGCCACCAAGACTGGTGTTGATTTTGAAGAAGTAATCGGTAACTTTTAATTAACTTAGAGGCTCTAAAAAAATGGCAACCAGAAACCAAATTAATAACATTCCCTTGAGGAAAATTACCGACTTCAAGAGTAAGTTGTCGGGCGGTGGTACAAGAAGTAATCTTTTTGAAGTTGAACTTGCTTTTCCAACAGCAGTTGGTATTGATGCGGTAACCTTAGATAAGACAAGATTTCTTGTAAAATCAGCAGCACTTCCTGCTTCAAATATCACACCATTGGAAGTAGCATTTAGAGGAAGAACTCTAAAACTTGCTGGCGATAGAACATTTGAAACATGGACAATTACTGTCATTAATGATGTCGATTTCTCTATTCGTTCATCATTTGAAAAATGGGCAAACTACATCAATCGTTTGTCTGATAGCACTGGATCTACCGATCCTGCAACATATCAGGCAGATGCTTTTGTCCATCAGTTAAATCGTGATGGAACTATTTTGAGATCATATCATTTCTATGATATTTTCCCAACAAATATTTCAACAATCAATCTCTCTTACGATAGCGAAGCAATTGAAGAATTTACTGTTGAGATGCAAATTCACTGGTGGGAAGCAATTAAGGGAACTTCTCCGGCAGCTGGCGGAGAAGATATCAACTAAATAGTACACGGTCACAAGTAAGTTTATAAAATGGCGAAACTTTTTGGTTTTTCGATTGATGATAAAGAGAAAAAATCTAGTTCTATAGTATCCCCCGTTCCTCAAACTAATGAGGACGGGGTTGATCATTATATACAATCCGGATTTTATGGTCAGTATGTAGATATTGAAGGTGTCTATAGAACTGAGTACGATTTAATTCGTCGTTACCGGGAAATGGCACTGCATCCAGAATGCGATGGTGCAATTGAAGATGTTATTAATGAGGCAATTGTTAGTGATTTGTATGATTCTCCTGTGGAAATAGAACTTACCAATGTAAATGCTGGAGATAAATTAAAGCAAATAATTAGAGAGGAATTTAAGTCTATCAAAGAGATGATGGATTTTGATAGAAAGTCGCACGAAATTTTTAGAAATTGGTATGTTGATGGGAGATTATTTTATCTAAAAGTCATTGACATTAAAAAACCTCATGAAGGAATCAAAGAATTAAGATACATTGATCCTATGAGGATGAAGCATGTTCGTCAAGAAGTTAAAGAGAATGGAGATAATACTTTAAATGGAAATTTCTCTGATGGCAGTATTCCCATAAATCATTCAAAGATAGAAGAATATTACGTTTATTCTCCTGCTCCTGCCCATAACGTTGGTTATATGGGAGCAAAGTCTAAAGGTACAGTTAAAATTGCAAAAGATTCTATTACATATTGCACCTCTGGATTAGTAGATAGAAACAAAGGAACGGTTCTTTCATATCTTCACAAAGCAATTAAAGCTCTCAATCAACTTCGTATGATTGAAGATTCTCTTGTTATTTACAGATTATCAAGAGCACCAGAACGTAGAATTTTCTACATTGACGTTGGCAATCTTCCTAAGGTAAAGGCAGAACAATACCTCAAAGAGGTTATGTCACGTTATAGAAATAAATTAGTTTATAACGCACAAACTGGTGAAGTTCGTGATGATCGTAAATTTATGTCAATGCTCGAAGATTTTTGGCTTCCAAGAAGAGAGGGCGGAAGAGGTACTGAAATTACCACTCTTCCTGGTGGACAAAATCTTGGCGAACTTGCCGATATTGAGTATTTCCAAAAGAAATTATACAGAGCTTTGGGAGTTCCAGAGTCAAGAATTGCTGCCAATGAGGGATTCAATCTTGGTCGCTCTTCAGAAATTTTAAGAGATGAATTAAAGTTCTCAAAATTTGTTGGACGTTTAAGAAAAAGATTTTCTCAGATGTTTAATGATATGCTGAGAACTCAATTACTGCTTAAAAATATAGTAACCCCAGATGATTGGGAAATCATGGAAGATCATATTCAATATGACTTCTTGTATGATAACCATTTCTCAGAATTAAAAGAGTCTGAACTTCTTTCTGAAAGATTAAACTTAGTTACGACTATTGAACCATATATTGGAAAATATTTTTCAACAGAATACGTTCGTAAGAAAATTTTACGACAAACGGATTCTGAAATTATTGAAATTGATTATCAAATTGATGATGAGATTCAAAAAGGAATACTTCCTGATCCAAATGCCCCAACGGATGAAATGGGTAATCCAATTCCTCAAGATAGTGAACAACAAAACTTGGGAGATGTTCCAATGGAACCGGAAATTGACGCAAGTTCGACTCAGGCACCAGAAATATAATAGCAACAAAATATAAATAACTTTATACTGACAAAAATTTAATGGAAGAGCTTATCGATTTGATTGCAACGGATGAATCTCCATCTGTTGTTACTGACCAGATTAAAAATTTATTATACGCAAAAGCAGCAGAAAAAATTGAAAGTCAAAAGTCTTCGGTTGCTGCATCATTATTTGCAGACTCTGAAGCAACACACGAGGAGGAATAATGGGAAGAATTTTATTAAAGGGAACAGAAATTCAAGTTCCAAATACAGTTGGTGCTGGATCTAGTTTTAGTGAAGCTACTGTCGTTCGCTTGGCAAATCCAAGTACAACTGATTATGTAATTACAGTATCTGAAACGAATGCTGGTCCCACGATTGGAACTTTTACTATGTTAGCCAATACGACAGAATTGTTAGAAAAGCAACCATCGCATACTGTTCATGTTAATACCGGAACAGATGTCTTAGGAACAAAAGTAGGATTCACAGGATAATCAAATGAAACTCATCACAGAAGAAGTATCAAACGTAAAAATTATTACCGAAGGCAAGGGTGCCAGTAAGAAATTATACATTGAGGGTGTTTTCCTTCAAGGTGATCTCAAAAACCGTAACGGTAGAATGTATCCAATGGAGACACTTTCCCGTGAGGTAAATCGTTATTGCGAAACCTTTGTAAATAAGGGACGTGCTCTGGGAGAACTTGGTCATCCCGATGGACCCACCGTAAATCTGGATCGTGTTTCTCACAAAATTACTTCACTCGTTCGAGAGGGAACTAATTTTAGAGGTAAGGCACAAATTCTTAATACTCCTATGGGTAAGATTGCATCTTCCCTTTTGGATGAAGGTGTAATGCTCGGAGTTTCTTCTCGTGGTGTTGGATCTTTGAGAGAAGATCATCGCAGTGGTTGTAAAGTTGTCGGCGAAGATTTCCAATTGGCAACTGCTGCCGACATTGTTGCAGATCCTTCTGCTCCAGATGCTTTTGTTAATGGAATTATGGAAGGAAAAGAATGGGTTTGGGAAGGCGGTATTCTTCGCGAACAACTTGCAGAAAGAACTCAGAAGAGAATTAATACTCTCGTAGGTCAAAGACAACTTGAAGAGCATAAATTGGAATTATTCAAACAATTCCTCTTAGATTTGTAATTTATAAATAAATATAGATTAATACAATAAATCTAAAGAAAAATGTCCGTTGGTAGCAATTTACAAGAAATGGAAAACGTAGTAACCAAAGGGGCAGCACCTGCCGAACAAATTAAATCTGATGCTTCCAGAGTTTCTACTCCTGGTCAAGCTCAGGTTGAAGATTTGGGTGGTCCTACTCCAGAAAATTATAGATCTGATGATGATTCAGCTAAATTGAGAGATCCCGCAAAAACTGTTGCTCAGGTTAAGGATGTAGTTAATGCTAAGGCTGTAGCTGCAGAATCTGCTGAGGAAGAAGAGGGAGAATTTGTTTCTGAAGAGGAAACTACCGAAGAGGAATATGTTTCCGAAGAAGAAACTACCGAAGAGGAAGTTGTTGAAGAGGAAGTAGAAGAAGAATTTAATATCGATGAAGATGTTGAGGCACTTCTTCAAGGAGAAGAGCTTTCTGAAGAGTTCCAAGAAAAAGCAAAAATTATTTTCGAATCTGCAATTCGTTCTAAAGTTGCAGAAGTTAAGGAACAACTTCAAGATGCATACGAAGATGCACTTGTAGAAGAAATTAATACTATTAAAGAAAGTCTTGTAGAGCGTGTTGATTCTTATCTTGAGTATGTTGCTGATGAATGGATTTCTGACAATCAACTCGCAGTTGAGCACGGTCTTAAGACTGAAATGACAGAATCATTCCTGGTAGGAATGAAGCAACTTTTTGAAGATCATTATGTAACAATCCCTGAAGAAAAATATGATGTAATCGAGAGCATGGTAGATAAACTTGATGAAATGGAAGGAAAACTCAACGAGCAAATTCAAAGAAATGTTGCTCTAAATCAAAGATTAGCAGAGTCAGTTGCTGATGTAATTTTTGCAGATGTCGCTGAGGGTCTTGCACTTTCTCAGAAGGACAAACTCGCTTCTCTTGCTGAAAATGTTGAGTTTGATAGTGAACAGAGCTATCGTGAGAAACTGGTAACCTTGAGAGAATCATATTTTCCAACAAATACCAGTGCTCAAAGAAACTCTAGTGAAAATTTATCAGAAGAAACTGATTACTCGATTGAGGATTCAGTAAGTAGCACCATGGGTGCATATCTCAATACTCTTCATAGAGTTTCCAAAAAGTGATTTATAGATCATAGTCAAACTTACACAATTTTAACGAGGTAAAAAAAAATGCAAATGTTCAATGCAGAGCAATTGCAAGAGAAGTGGTCCCCACTCTTAGACTACGAAGGTCTTGATCCTATCAAAGATTCCCATCGTAGAAATGTAACTGCAATTCTGCTCGAAAACCAAGAAAATTCAATTCGTGAGGCACGTGAGTTCCTTTACGAAGCACCAACCAACAGCACTGCTTCTGGCACTTATGCTGGTCTTGGTGGTCAAACCACTGGCGCACTGCAAGGTTTCGATCCCGTTCTGATCTCTCTGATCAGACGTTCGATGCCTAACCTGATGGCATACGACATCTGCGGTGTCCAACCAATGAACGGTCCTACCGGACTCATCTTTGCGATGCGCTCCCGTTATAAGACTAATGCTGGTAGCGAGAACTTCTACAACGAAGTAGATTCGGCATTCTCCGGTCAAGACTCAGGATTCAACGAGACTGCTGGTTTCGTTGATGGTGCTGTCGGTCTTGGTACTACTGCTCAGGGTGGAAGCAATCCTTCAATCCTTAGCCCAACCGATCAATCTACTAACGCTGGAACTGGTGCTAATCAGTACAACGTTGGTCAGGGCATGAGAACCGATGCTGCTGAAGGTCTTGGCGAGTCCGAGAACTTTAACCAGATGGCATTCTCGATCGAGAAGGTCACCGTTACTGCCAAGTCACGCGCACTGAAGGCTGAGTACTCACTTGAGCTTGCTCAGGACCTTAAGGCAATTCATGGTCTGAACGCCGAAGCCGAGTTGGCAAACATTCTCTCTACTGAGATTCTTGCCGAAATCAACCGCGAAGTTGTTCGTACCATCTATAAGTCTGCTGTTCCTGGTGCTCAGGCAAACGTTGCTACTGCTGGTACTTTCGACCTTGATGTTGACTCCAATGGTCGTTGGTCTGTTGAGAAGTTCAAGGGTCTGATCTTCCAAATCGAGCGCGATGCCAACGCTATCGCTCAGCAAACTCGTAGAGGAAAGGGTAACATCATCATCTGTTCTGCTGATGTTGCTTCCGCTCTTGCAATGGCAGGTGTACTTGATTACACTCCTGCACTCAATGCAAACCTTCAGGTAGACGACACCGGTAACACCTTCGCTGGTGTACTTGCTGGTAAGTTCCGCGTTTATATTGACCCATATTCTGCCAACGTTGCTTCTACTCAGTATTACACCGTTGGTTATAAGGGTTCTTCACCTTATGACGCAGGTCTGTTCTATTGCCCATACGTTCCTCTTCAGATGGTTCGTGCTGTTGGCGAGAACACCTTCCAGCCTAAGATTGGCTTTAAGACCCGCTACGGCATGGTCGCTAATCCATTCGCTAAGGGCGGTTCTCTCTCCGATCCTGGTATTATTTCCACCAACTCTAACGTATACTACAGACGCACTAAGGTTTCTAACCTCATGTGATGTCTTTTACATAGAGTTTCTTACAGAGGGTCCTTTGGACCCTCTTTTTTTATCTAAATACAAATAAAAGCCATGGCAACCGCTTTTGATAAGCAGATAAGTAATAGAAATTTTTTGTCTCCAATAGGATTTAAGTTTAATCTTGCCAAATATCCTAAAGTATCATTTTTTTGCAATTCTGCCCGAATTCCTGAAATTACCTTAACGACTTTAAATCAGGCATCATACTTAAAAAATATTGATATTCCTGGAGGAATTGTTCAGTATGGCGACTTATCTTTAAAATTTTTAGTTGATGAAAATCTTGTAAATTATTCGACCATTCATAATTGGATTACTGGTTTGGGTTTTCCAGAATCCACGCAAGATTATGCCGATTTTATTACTAATTCTGATGGGATAAAAGATCCAAATGAATCATTTAGTGATGCAAGTCTTCATATTTTGAATAGCAATTATAATACTGTTGCAATCATTAAATTTAAAGATCTATATCCAACATCATTAACTTCTTTAGACTTTGCAGCAACAGATACTGATATTAATTACTTTACAGCAGAGGTTACTTTCAAGTATACTGTATATAATATACTAGCATCTGACAACAGAACACCCTTATGAATCTTGAACAAATTCAGGAGATGTGGGAGAGAGATTCTTTCATAGATCCAGATAACTTACATGATGAATCACTTAAAATACCTCAACTTCACTCTAAATACTATACCATATACAATACGATTACTCTTTTAAGAGAAAAGGCAAGAGAGTCTTTTAATCGTGTGAGGTTAGAAAGATATAATTATTATGCAGGTAAAGCACCTGCTGAAGTGTATGAAGAAAATCCATTTCCCTACAAGATAAGAGAAAAAGATGTACTTCAACGCTATCTTGATGCTGATGAAAGATTAACAGCAGTAGATTTAAAAATTAAATATTACGATACCATGTTAAAGTTTCTTGAAGAGATTATTAAGACTATCTCTAATAGAACTTTTCAAATTAAAAATGCAATCGAGTGGCACAGATTTCAAGCAGGGTTTAACTAATGGATGAAGAATCCAAGTTTATAATGGATTTTGGTATAGAAGATATTCATCTTTTATACCATTGTGTATGTAAAAGAATAGAAACCTGGGAGGGATATCCTTCCAGGCATCCATTTGAGCAAGAACACTTACATTATCTTAAAACTGAACTGTATAAAGCAGTTTTAGATTTCAAGTTTAATTGTGGTGAATAATAAATACCTAATAATGATAGAAGTAAGATAGAGATGAAGTCTTTCGGAGATTTTATATTTGAATGTTATAGATATGGTTTCCTTTTATTTGAGGGAAAATATAGTGATGAACATGCATTCAGAAAAGTATGGAATCACTTTATTACTCATAGAAAATACGGCAGAGAAATAAGAGATCTTATTAATGCTGGAAAATATGATGATGCTAGACAAGCAATGGAGAAAGAAATTGATGCTGCTAGACAAGATCCTAAACATCCATTAAGTTTTGCAAAGGCAAAACGGGGATTTGAAAAGGGAAAAGATACTAATGCAAGTCAAAGTCAATCAACATACTATGACGAATTGAAATTGGCACCAGATAGTGTTGTAGCATATACAAAAGGAAGAAGAGGAAAATCTGCTGCTAATAGATCAACTGCTTATGCTAAAGTTGAAGGTGGAGCAACTCCACCCACTACAAGAATGTGGAAAGATGTAGTTGGAAAAGAAGCAGATACATCAAAAAGAGATATTTCTATCGCAGACACAAAAGATAAAAAATTTGGACAAGGAATTAGTTTAAAGCAGGGAGAAGGATCACAAACTCTATCTGCCGAACCAGAAGAAGTTAGAGGATTATTCAAAGCTGCTGCTAAAAAATATATTCAAAAACTGAAAAAAGATGGTGCCTCAAAGGAAGAAATTAAAAAATTTGAGGCAGACTTAGAATCTAATATATCAAAATATGTTAGAGCACAGAATTTAAAAATTAGTCCAACAGAAAATAAAGAAAAGAGTGAGAAAAGATTATCAATTGCTCAATCTGCAGTTGATGCTCTTGTTAAAAATTATCCCGGATTTGATAGATTAGTTGATAAAGAAGCTGCTGGTGGTGAACAAAAATTCGGGAAAGAAGTTTCTGCTCAGTTAGATCCAGAAAGTCAAGAATTTAAAGATGCATTAACTGCAATGAGACTTTTGAGGGGTAAAGGAAGTCCAAATGATAAAATTGATAAGTCAGATTTGGAAGTAGGTGAACTTGGAGCAATTAAAAAAATTGCCGATAGTAAAAAATATAAAAATAATCCAAAACAACTTAAGATAGATTATATGGGTATGGATAGAGATGATCCAAAAAGAAAAGAATATGAAAAAGCTTATAAACTATTGACAAAAAGAATTGATGTAAGTGATTTAAAAAAGGGACAAAGAGAACGAATTGAAGGTATTCTTTCAAAGTATCCAACTATGAAATCTCTCTCAGATTTCCTTAAGTCTTCCCCATCTGGGCAGGCAACTGAAGTTGTTAGGGGAACTTATGTAGATCCTAAGACGGGTGAAGTTGTTAGTAGAGCAAAATCTGAACCAGTATCTCAAAGGGCAGATCTGGACCAACCTCTTACTCCTAGATCTGGAAAGGGTAAAAGTAGCAAAACAGAGGATGGATACCGTGCATCTGAAATGAGACGTAGAGGAGAAGAACCACAAAGGATACAAAGATCTGGTGCTTTAGCAGGAAGAGTTGGGCCAGCAAAACCTGATGCAGATAAACCAGATAATCAAGCACAACCACAACAAGGACCAATGACCTTGGATACGTTTAATAGACAAGCAAGAACTGCCGAATTGAGATCAAAAGGAGTTGGTAGGGAAAGAGATGAAAGGTTAGCAGCAGAAAGAGAGGCAGTAAAACAAGAAAGGATAGAGAGGCAGGCAGCAGAAAGACGGGCAAGATATGCTGCACGAAAGGCGCAACAAACACAACAAGCATTCTTTGATACTGAAAGAGATCTAGAAGTAGCAAGTGTAAATGCGCAAAATGCATCTATTCCCATAAATCCAGAAACTGGAGAACCAATATTAAGGCAGCATAGAAAAAATGTAGAGGTTCATATTGCAACGGATCCCACTTCTCCTATTGCACAAGCAAACAATCAAATAAGACAACAAGCACAGAATACTTTGGCAACAGCTCAAAGTAATTATGATACTGCATCATCAAAACATCAGCGAAGTTTGCAGCGTTTGCAACAAATTAAAAAATCTGCAAGAACTCAACAACCTCAACAAGCACAACAAGCACAACAACCACAACAAGCACAACAACCTCAAGAAGTTCAACCCCAACAACCACAAGAAGTTCAACCCCAACAACCACAAGAAGTTCAGATTAAACCAAAGAAAAGAAAAAGAGAAAGAACGGAAGCAGAAAGAGCAGACACTAGACAGAGAATGGACGCTGCCGGAGAACAGCAAGGTTATCCAAACTAACCCCAATAAATACTTATAATTAATATTATGAGTATATGTCTCATTTGATTATTCAAAAGAAGAACGAAGTATATTTAACAATAAAGGCAGATCCTCACGTTTATTACGAACTTGCAGATCAGTTCACGTTTGAGGTTCCTGGTGCAAAGTTTATGCCTCAGTTTCGTAATCGACACTGGGATGGAAAAATTCGTTTATTCAATACCGAAACTAGTGAGATATATGTTGGTTTATTGGATAAAGTCGTAAGATTTTGTGAAACTCATGATTATACTTATGAGTTTGTAGACAATAAATTTTATGGACTTCCTTTTGAGACGAACAATATGATCTCTAAGGAAGGCGTTAAAGACTATATAAATGCTATCTGTAGGTATTCCCCTAGAGACTACCAAATAGAAGGGGTCTACGACGCTCTAAGACATAATAGAAGACTGCTGATATCCCCAACTGCTTCTGGAAAGTCTCTGATGATATACTCTCTTGTGAGATATTACGTTGAGAAGCAACAAAATATTCTGATAGTTGTTCCAACGACTTCGCTTGTAGAGCAAATGTATAAAGACTTTGCAGACTATGGTTGGGATGTAGGTTCATTTTGCCACAAGATTTATGCGGGACGTGAAAGAGAGACTGATTCTCAGGTGATTATCACCACCTGGCAGTCCATCTACAAACTCCCTCGCAAGTATTTTTCAAGATTCAATGTGGTTGTTGGAGATGAAGCACACCAGTTTAAATCAAAATCTCTTATATCTATAATGTCAAAGCTTGCAGATTGCAAGTATCGTTTTGGTTTTACCGGAACGCTTGATGGAACACAAACTCATAAGTGGGTCTTAGAAGGTCTATTTGGACCATCATATAAGATTATTAAAACTGATGAGTTGATGAAGAAAGGGCATGTTGCTCAATTGGACATTAATGTGCTTCTACTGAAGCACCCAGCACATAGATTTGAAAATTTTGAAGAAGAAGTTCAGTATATCATAAATCATGAACGAAGAAATAAATTTATTCGAAATCTTGCTCTCGATCTTAAAGGTAATACTCTTATTCTATTCTCCAGAGTAGAAGGTCATGGTCAACCTTTATATGAAATGATAAATAGCAATAAGATTGATGATCGACATGTCTTTTTTGTTCATGGTGGAGTGGCAACAGAAGACAGAGAAAAAGTAAGAGAGATTACAGAGAAAGAGAATGATGCGATTATTGTTGCATCTTATGGAACATTCTCTACTGGCATTAACATTAAAAACTTACACAATGTTATTTTTGCTTCTCCTTCCAAGTCGAGGATTAGGAATCTCCAATCAATTGGTAGAGTTCTCAGAAAAGGAAATAACAAAACAAAAGCAACACTCTATGATATTGCTGACGACATTTCCTACAAGTCCAGGAAAAATTATACTTTAAATCATCTAATCGAAAGAATTAAAATTTATAACGAAGAAAATTTTAATTATGATATTGTAAACATACCGCTTAAAAATTAATATGGGAGATGAATTTCACGCAATCATAAAAATGATATCTGGAGAAGAAGTATTGTCATTAGTAATGGTGGATGAGAATGATGGTGATCCTATTCTTGTTCTCCAAAATCCAGTAGTAGTTAAAATGTCAGAAAACAAACATGGATCTTTTATAAAGGTGAAACCTTGGGTTGAATTATCTGATGATGATTTCTTTATTGTTAGACAAGATAAAATTATTACTATGACTGAAACTACAGATAAGAAGTTAATCAATATCTACACTCAATATATTACGGATTCTTCTGATGAAGACATTGATGAATTCAGTCAATATGGAAAAGTAAAGCCATCTGAAAAGATGGGATATATTTCTACGGTCAAAGAAGCCCGTAAGAAACTGGAAGATATATTTAAGTTAGAAGTAGAAGATACTAAAGAAAGCTAAAGCTCATCCTTCAACCCTAACAAAGGTAGTCTACTGCTAATCTGGCACCTTGTCAAGTCTTTGTTGATGTGCTAAAATAAAGATATCTTATAGAATTAGTAATCGATGTCATGCCTAAAAAGAAATCAGAACATTATGTAAATAATAAAGAGTTGTTGGAGGCAATGATCGTTTACCGTACAAAAGTCGAAAAGAAATATAAAGAGATATACGGTAAAGATTTACGAGAACAACCAAAGGAAGAAAGAGCACGAAGATGGGATGGTAAACCTCCCATTCCAAATTATCTTGGAGATTGTTTTTTAAAGATCGCAACTCACTTATCATATAAACCAAACTTTGTAAATTATATGTTTCGTGAGGATATGATTTCAGATGGAATCGAAAATTGCGTTCAATATATTCATAATTTTGATCCTGAGAAATCCAAAAATCCTTTTGCTTACTTTACGCAGATCATTCATTATGCTTTTCTCCGTAGAATCCAAAAAGAGAAAAAGCAACTTGACATTAAAACCAAAATTATTGAGAAGACTGGATTTGATGAAGTTATGATGGTTGATGACAGCTTGCTTTCGGGACACAGTTCTGACTACAACACTATTAAAGATAATATTCAATATAGAAACCGATGAAAATTACCGAAGATATTATTACTCGTCTAGAAAAAGCATTAGACATGCGAAAGAAAGATGGCACACCCATCTGGAGTGACGATCAAGAAATTGAAATCAACATCGCAGGAACTTTTGCGAATGATAAATTCATCGTTATCAATAAAAAACGACCAAGAGAAGAAAGCACTCCAGATTTGACACTTAAAGCACACCATTCTAAACTTGAAATCTAGTTAAAACTTACTATGCGTATCGGTTTAATCACAGACACTCACTATGGCGCCAGAAAAGGTTCAAAGTTTCTTCATGATTACTTTGAACTTTTCTACAAAAATGTCTTCTTCCCTGCTCTAAAGGAACATGGCGTAGAAACTGTGATTCATATGGGAGATGCTTTTGATAGTCGTAAGTCAATTGACTATCAAAGTCTTGAGTGGGCAAAAAGAGTTGTATTTGATCCACTTAAAGAGTATGATGTTCATATGATTATTGGTAATCATGATACTTATTATAAAAACACCAATGATGTAAATTCTCCAGACCTTCTTCTTCAAAGTTATTCAAATGTTAAAACATACAGCAAAGCAACGGAAGTTAACATTGGAGGACTGGATATTCTATTTTTACCTTGGATTAATTCGGAAAATGAAAATGAAACCTATCAACTTATTCAAAAGACATCTTGCAAGTGTGCGATGGGGCACCTTGAGATCCAAGGATTTAGAGTTAATCGACAAATCGTCATGGAGCATGGTACTGACGGCAAGTTATTTGAGAACTTCACCAGAGTCTACAGCGGTCACTACCACACTAGATCAGATGATGGAAAGGTCTTCTATCTAGGAAATCCTTATGAGATGTATTGGACTGATGTAAATGATCCAAGAGGATTTCATATTTTTGATACAGAAACCCTAGAACACACCACAATCGATAATCCTTATAAGTTATTTTATAATATTTACTATGAGGATACGAACTATAAACTTTTCAATGCCTCTGAATTTAAAGATAAAATTGTAAAGGTTATTGTTCGTAAAAAATCAAAACCAAAAGACTTTGAAAAGTTTATTGATAAGATTCACTCTGCCGGTGTTCAAGAGCTTAAAATTGTAGAAAACTTCGCCATTCAGGAATCTGAAGATTTTGAAATTAGTGAAGAAGAAAATACAATTTCTATCTTGAATAGATATATTGATGAGTCAGAATTCGAATATGATAAGACAACAATTAAAGGTATATTCGAG